AGATGGCTGGAAAGACCATCTCACAGGATATTAAAGGAGGAAAACAGGATGAGTAAAGGATTTATTACAGGAACAAATGAGGAACTTATTAAAGCGTACAAAGAGAGTAGAGATGAGAGCTATCTTAAAGAGCTCATAGAGGCTAACAAGGGGCTTATTAACCTTTTGGTATCCCCTTATTTAACCTCTATCCCTAATTCTGAGTTAGAGGATCTCACAAGTGAGAGTTACATACCGATGCTCAGAGCTATAGAGGATTACGATCCAGAGCAGGGAGTAGCTTTTTCTACTCTCCTTAAGGTCTATGTACGCCAGCACCTTAACCGTTTATACAACGAGGCTACACGCCAGAAAAGATTTACAGGTACCACTCCAGATAGCTTAGATCGGTTATCTGAGATCAATAAAGAGGGCGGTACAGAAACCGATAGCACCTTTGAGGTAGAGTGTAAGGATTTTAGCTCTGTAGAGTTTATGGATCTCTTAGATAGCTTACAGCTCAATGATAAGGAGCAGGTAGCGGTAAATATCCTCATGGCTGGAGGAGCTAAGGGAGAGATAGCTAAGGCTCTCAATATTACTAATGCTACCGTAAGCTGGCATATCAAAAACCTCAAAAAGAAATTTATTTTAGCTGGTTATCAATATGCTGTCTAAATAATCTGGGTGGATGTGATTAAGTTATTTATCACGAAAAGCAAGGAGGTAAGCGGTATGAGTAGTTTAAGAACCCTGTTAGCCATCTTAAAAGGAGAGGCTGTAGTGCTTACTAAAAAGAGTGAGCATAAGGCGGATGTGCTGGTAGGAAAGAATGTGGATAAGCGTTTTGCTATCAACAGCATGGTAGGAGCTGTAAAGGCTTTGATGCTGTAGAGATAAAAAAATAATCAAGGAAAAACAGGAGGATACAGAAATGGGATTACAGGATCTTATTAACAAGTATGACAATGGAGGATTTTCTAAAACAGGCTGGTTTCAGTTAAAGGATGATGGAGATACAGCTACAGTACGCCTCCTCCATAAGGGAGAGGTAGGAGTAAAGGATGGAGAAACAGATTATGATTTTCCCATCTATGAGGTACACAAGTTAGATGTAGACGGTAGCGGTAGAGATCGTACTTGCCTCTGTAAAGGAGAGAGCTGTGAGTTTTGTAAGAGTGGTAATAAGCCTCAGCTTAGAATGTTCTTACAGATGATTAACAAGGATGAGAAAGATAAGGATAAGCAGGTACAGCTCTGGGAGAGAGGCTTAACAGATATTAAGAACCTTATCGGCTTAGCTGGAGAGTACGGAGATCTCACTAAGAGAGATATTAAGATTAAGAGATCTGGAGCAAAGGGTAGCCTTAAGACTACATACCAGTATTTCCCTAAGGATCCTAGTGAGATGGAGATCCCAGAGCCTCAGAACTTAGTAGGCTCACTTATCTTAGATCTGGATCGTGAGGATCAGATTAAGGCTATCGAGGGTAGATTACAGCTTAACAAGGGTAACAATAACGATAGTAACAATGACAGCGGAGCAGGAGCTACAAGAGTATTTTAAGGCAGGGAGGGAGGCTAAAAACCTCCCTCTTTTATTAAACAGGAGGATACAGGATGGCAAGAGAGATACAGGTAGATATGAGTAGAGAGAGCGTGGATCTGGAGGATCTTAGTAGCAGATTAGCTCATAAAAAGGTATGTAATATAAATTTGAAAAGAAACCAGAATACCTTACTTAAAGGGCTGGAGGTAATAAATGAGCTGGTAAAGAGCGGTAGGCTCCATGCTGAGGGAGAGTATGAGATTATACGTACTCCAGAGAGGCTTAAGGAAGTAATGGAAACCTACTTAACTGGAGTAAGTGAGTATGTACTGGATGTGGAAACTACAGGGCTGGATGTGTATAACGATATTTTAGTAGGTATCTGTTTATATAATCCAGATCTCCCTAGTTTCTATGTACCGTTTAATCATACGGATCTCCAGAATAAGAGAGTTGAGGGGCAAATGACAGAGGAGGAGTGTAAGGCGGTTATGCTCCCTTATCTGGCTAACGGATCCCTTAAGTGCATCAATCATAATATTAAGTTTGATGATAAAGTAGTTACTTTCCAGTGGGGGCAGAGGATCGCTAATGTATGGTGGGATACTAATATAGCTGGATGGGTACTCAATGAGAATGAGAAACACGGATTAAAACCGATGTATAACAAGTATATCCTCAATGGGGAGGGCTCAGATGAGGATTTTGGAGATCTCTTTGAGGGTATCCCGTGTAACTATATTCCTATTGATATTTTTGCTATTTATGGAGCTAACGATGGTTTTAAAACATGGGCTCTGTATCAATTCCAGAAAAAGTATCTTAGAGAGGATCATCCGAGAGCAGACTACAGAAAGCTCTATCATGTGTTTAGAGATATTGAGATGCCTCTTATTGATGTTTGTATGGATATGGAGCTTAGAGGTGTAGAGATCCGTGAGGATTATGCTAAGGAGCTCTCTGTAAAATTTAATGCAGAGATGGCGGAGAAAGAAAAGCTCTGTGATGAGTATGTAGCTAAGTTTGATAAGTTTATAGAAGAAAATCCTACTCTTATGAGATTAACTAAGGGTACTAAGAAGATTAACTATAACAGCCCTCAGCAGGTGGCTTGTTTATTCTATGATATTTTCAAACTGAAAAGCGTATCCAGAAAAGAGCCGAGAGGCACAGGAGATAAGATAGTACAACAGCATAGAAATAAGGCTAAAAAGGCAGGTACTAAAAAGGGAGAGGAGTTTATCCAGTTTTTAGATAACTACCAGAGATACAAAGAGTGCGGAAAGCTCTTAGGAACTTACATAGATAAGATCCCAGAGGTTAAGTGTGCTAAGACTAATGCAGTACATACTACATATAACCAGTATGGGGCTAAAACAGGTAGATTTAGTAGCTCCGATACAGTTACTAAGATCAATCTCCAGAACATCCCTAGCCATGAGAAAAGCATCCGTAAGATCTTTAGAGCTAGAGATGGTTATAAGTTTGTAGGCGGAGATTTTAGCCAGATTGAGCCACGAGTACTCTCTTATGTATCTGGAGATGAGGCTATGCAGGAGGCATACAGAGAGGGTAAAGATCTATATGCTATCATGGGATCTAAGGTTTATGGAGTGCCTTATGAGGATTGTAGAGAGTTTTATCCAGATGGTACGGTAAACGCTGAGGGTAAACACAGGCGTACAACTATGAAAAGTGTACTTTTAGGTATTATGTACGAGCGTGGAGCTAAAGCCATCGGAGAGCAGTTTGATAAGAGTGCTGAGTGGGCTCAGAAACTTATTGACGATTTTTATAAGAGTTTTCCTAAGATCCAACAGCTCCGCCTTAAGGTAGAGAAGATGGCGGAGGAGTACGGATATGTAACTACTATACAGGGCAGAAAGAGAAGATTGCCAGAGATGCAGTTACCAGATCACGATGATTACCGCTATCAAGAGGCTCACAGGCAGAGCCTTAACGCTGTAATACAGGGATCCAGTGCGGATATTATGAAATTAGCTATGATCGCTATTTACAATGATCCTCAGTATAAGGCTCTGGATTGCCACATGGTAATAACCGTACATGATGAGTTAATTATGGAGGTACCAGAGGATCATATTAAGGAGGGAGCAGATCTTTTAGTAAATACTATGAAAAGAGTAGGACACAGCCTTATAGATCTCCCTATGAGCGTAGATGCTGAGGTAAATGATTACTGGTATGGAGAAAACTTAGCGGATGAGTATTTAGAGGAGGAGTAAGCCTATGGGATATTTTCCTTTACCAGAGCTAAAGGGTAAACCTAACAGGATCTTTGTAGATGGTAAAACTCTAAATCAGATAGCTAAGGAGAGCGGTATAAGGCTTGATACCGTACAGCATAGATATAGCAGAGGTATAAGAGATTATGAGGGCTTAACAAAGCCCTCTCATATCAGAGTAGAGCACGAAAAGGCACAGAGGAAAACCTACTCTATAATGAGTGCTGGAGAGAGAGTAATGGAGAGAATCTGGGAGCTGGATATACCGCTCCCAGATTCTCTCCGATAAAACAGGGATAAGTAGATCCACAATATACGCCTTTTTATACAACGGTACAGATCTTAGCAGTATGAGGCTTGCTAAGATCTGTAGCCTTTTAGGATTATCAATGGATTATGTGATGGGATTAAAGGAGAAACCAGATGGCAAAATGTAAATACTGTGGAGCTGAGGTAGCAATAGGGGCGAGATGTACATATTGTGGCAGTAAGGCGGAGAGCTGGTACTACCCTGTAGCAGAAAAGAAACAGGAGCCTAAAAAGAAGAAAGCCTCACATGATAGAGTAAGAGATTTGTTTAATGGAAAGATCTATATTGTAAAAAAGGGAGATTGCCTCTGGAATATCGCTAAAAATTTGTATGGATCTGGAGCAGAGTATTACAGGTTAGTAAAGTTAAATAATATACAGGATCCTAACCATATAGAGGTAGGCTGGAAACTGTATTATTAAGGAGGATAATTAAGATGAGTGTGTTAAGTAACAGAGTTGTTTTTAATGATGAGTGGGATGACATACAGAAAGATCCACTTTTTGAAAAAGAGATAAGTAAGAGAGTTGGTGTTATTGTTAAAGATGGGAGAATTTTAGAGGGGTGTAGGTATGAGTTTGATACTAATAGGTGGATGTATGGGTTATATCAAATTCCTAATACTCAGATTGTAAAATGGTTTTATATGGAGGAGGAAAATATTGAGGTATAAAGTATATGATGAGGAAGATAAGAAAGAGAGAACTCTGGAGGAGTGCGTAACTCCGTTAGAGGTAGGATCTGTAAGGAGAGTACAGGTTAAAAAGGGAGATACAAGAGAGGTACACCACTTTAGAGTACTGGAGGAATTAAAAGCATGAGAGTGTATATAGCTGGAGCTATGACAGGAGTGTTTAAGTATAAAGAGAAATTTATTGAGGCTGAGGAGTATATAAGAGGGCTGGGGCATATAGTACTTAATCCCTCATTTTTACCAGAGGGGCTCTCAGATTATTACGAGATCAATAAGGCTATGATAGATCAATGTGATGCTATTTATGTTCTTTTGAATTATGAAAACTCTAAGGGTACAAAGAAAGAGATTGAGTATGCAGAGAGTACAGGTAAGCAGGTAATTTATCAGAATAGTACAGAGGTAAGAGATCAGAACGGTAACTCATGGAGCTGGGTAAATAGACCTTTAGGGTATAGTGATTATCCTATAGGATATGGTAATTACTGGGAGTATCCGTGGAGAAGATGTTGGTAAAAATTTAATCTAAAGAAACCTCCTTTATGTGATTAGGATCGATCAAAACATAAAGGAGGTTTTTCTATTGAAAGTAGATATTTTTAACACAGAAAACAAGTATAAGATAATCTATGCAGATCCAGCATGGCTGTATAGAGATAAGGCGGTAGCAGGAGGGAGAGGGGCTGGATGCCATTATACAGTAACCAGATTAGAGGATATAAAGGCTCTCCCTGTAGAAAAGTTAGCAGATGATGATAGTGTGCTTTTTATGTGGGTTACAATGCCATTTTTAGAGGAGGCTTTTGATGTGATGAGATCATGGGGATTTGAGTATAAAACCTGTGCTTTTACATGGATAAAGCAGAATAAGAAAGCAGATACTCTCTTTTGGGGTATGGGTAATTGGACTAGAGCTAATGCGGAGTTATGTTTATTAGGTGTAAGAGGAAAGCCTAAGAGAATGAATGCAGGAGTACATAGTGTAATTATGAGCCACATAGAGGAGCACAGTAAAAAACCAGCGGAAACAAGAGATAGAATTGTAAAGTTAATGGCAGGGGGGGGGCTACCTAAAATAGAGCTCTTTGCAAGACAGTGTATAGATGGATGGGATTGTTGGGGAAATGAGGTATAAGAATTGTAGGAGGTGTAAAAAGCCTCCTCTTTTTTTTTATCTAAATTTACTTACCGTTTGTGATTAGGTTACTTATCAATCAAAACAGGAGGATCAAGGATGGTAAGACAGATTAAAAGAAAATGGAGAAGATTTTACAGAACTCATAGAGAGGGCTGTGAGTTGGTAGGAGATTTTATTGGAGCTGTAAGTATTTTTGTAGTTTTATTTGAGCTCTATATCATTGGAGTTATGTTAGGAGGTCACTAATGGGATTAAAGAGCTTAATAGCAGTAGCACAAGGAAAAAATGCAGAGAGCGTATCCTTTGAGGATAAGTTTCTTAAAAATTATGAGGAGGCTGTAAAGGCTAAGGAGCTGGAGGAGAGGCAGATAGCCCCATCTGAGTATATCCGCCCATCCTCTATGTATGGCTGTGAGCGTATGTTATTTTTCCAGAGAGTACATGGAGGCTCCCAGAATGGAGAGCAGAGTGAGGTAAATCTTATTGAGATATGCCAGAGCGGTACAGATAGGCACTTAGACATACAGCACATAGTAGAGCGTATGGAGGGTGTAGAGTGCTTAGATCTGGAGGAAATGGTAAAAGAGGCACAGGCTAAAGGCATTAAAACAGAGTTTGTAGGCTGGAATGAGGATCACACAGAGGGCAGATGTAAAAATGATGAGCTTTCTATTTATTTCCAGCCAGACGGAGTTATTAGATTTAATGGTAAGGATGTAATCTTAGAGATTAAAACAGAGAGTACTTATCAGTTTAGTAACCGTTATGAGCCTAAGGCGGATCATAAGTGGCAAGCTACTTGTTACGGTATGGGGCTGGGGATAGATTATATCCTTTTCTTTTATGAGGATAGAAATTTCTGTAAAAAGAAACCGTACCTCTGGAAAATAACCGATGAGATGAAACAGGCAGTACTTAACAAGATACGAACTGTAAACAATGCTTGTAAAACAGGGATCCCTCCAGAGAAAGATGATAGCAAGTGTACATACTGTAGATATAAAAATGAGTGTGCTTTAGTGGATGCTGGTAAGTGGGTACATCCTAACCCTCCAGAAAAGTCTCAGACAGCCAAGAAAGATACAAACAGAAAAAAGGCTAATAAGTCTACAGGTAAAAAGAAAAAAGCCTCTACAGGGCAAAATACAGCGTTGAGAGCGGTATGTGGTAACTGTGAGCATTGTGGTAGAGAGATAGGAGCTTACTACTGTAGCATTGATAGAGAGGGATCTATGTATGTAGATCGCAGAAAGAAATGTAAGTTTACTCCTAGCAGATTTAAGGGGGTACAGGATGGCAAGTAATAACATCGGTAAAACCTTTGAGCAGGAGTTTAAGGAGTGTGTACCTCCAGATTATTACCTGTACCGCCTAAAGGATGATACAAGCGGATTTTATGGAGTATCTAATCCATGTGATTATATCCTGTTTAGATCTCCTTATCTCTTTATGGTAGAGCTTAAAACCCATAAGGGAAAGAGCATACCGATAGCTAAGATCAGACCTAACCAGATACAGGGAATGGAGAAAGCTACTCACTATGAGGGAGTGTATGGAGGCTTTTTAATCAACTTTAGAGAGCTGGAGGAAACATATTACATAACCGTACAGGATGTGATCCAGTTTACTCAGGCGGAGGAGAGAAAGAGCATACCTGTAGAGTGGTGCAGGGATCACGGAGTAAAGATAGAGCAGAAAAAGAAAAGAGTAAGATACAGCTATGATCTGGAGAGCTGGTTAAGTAGATATTTTGGAGGTGTGAAATGAAAGTAACTCAGTGTACAGGAGAGGGGCAGGGATCATGTAAGAGATGCTCCGATAAGGGAAAGTGGAATAGAAATTGGATGTGCTTTTTATACAAGATTGAGGGCTATGAGGGTTGTTATTGCTCTGATTGTGTAAAAGAGATCAAAGCGGAGGCAGGAGATAAGTGTTTAGAAAATTGAAAGAAAAGATCCGCAGACAAAAGTTAATAGAGGTTGAGGTATTAGAAACTCTTAGTAGTATTTGCTTATATTTAGAGTTTGATGCTCATTTTGCTCACAGAGGTAGATATGATGATTATTTTAGTAGCCATGCTAAACAGTTACGGATCTTTTCTGAGAGCCTTAGAGATGAGCTGGTAAAGGAGGATGAGAAAAAACGTGATAGGAGAGGATAACATACTTACTCTTACATACCATGATTTTACTACTAGCTGGTGCATGAAAATAAATCTGTATGAGGTATTTTGTGGAATTGAATACAGAGAACTACCAGATTATGAGCCAGATCCAGATGAGGTAAAGATCACACGCTGGCAGAGAATAAAGAAGATCATACAGCTTATTAAAAAGCATCATTTAGATAAAGAGCTCTCAGAGTTTAAAAGCTGGGTAGAAAGTCAAAAGGCGGAGGCTGAGAGCTTAAGAGTTAAGTATAAGGCTGGATCAGATGGGTATAAGAGCCTCACAAAGAGGATAACTCTTTACAACAGAGCTATAAGGGAGGCGGAGAAATGATACAGAGCGATAAGTTAAAGAAAATCATAGCAGAGGTAAAAGAGGAGAGCTCCCCTGTAATAACCCTCTCAAATGAGTTAATAGCAGATTTTAGTAAGGAGCTTGATAGTGCTATCTCAGAGCTGGATATGATTATGGAGAGTATCGGAGAAAACTCTATAGAGGATATACCAGATAGCCAGATAGAGTACTACTGTGTTAAGATCCCAGCTCTTATGTACTATGCAGGGCAGAGAGTAGAGGAGCTGGGTATGCAGGTAGATCTAGCCTCTAACGCTAAGAAAAGTGCTCAAAATGAGGCGATGGTAAAAGTATCTGGTACTGTGCAGGAGAAAAAAGCCAGAGTAGAACAGCTCACGGAGGATAAAGCCTTAGTAGAGGCTATTTATCGTAGAGCTTACAACAGCCTCAAAGTTAAGTTAGAGATGGCTGAGAAGATCTACAGCGGATTAAAGAAATCTCTCTCAAAGAGGATAGCAGAGGTAGATCTGGATAGATTTAGTAAGGATAAATATACCAGAGAGCCAGAGGATCCTATGGAGGATTAAGCCTATGGAGCGGTGGGCTTATGAGTACTTTAGGAGACAAGCCATAGAGGATAGATGTAAGCAGGAGGCACAGTGGCTAATAGATAATCCTAAGGACAGTATCCGTAAAGTGGCTAGAGAATTTTGTATCAGTAAGAGCCAGTTACATAGGGATCTCCATGAGCTCAGAAATATAGATGATGATCTTTATGTACAGTGTAGAAATATTTTAAGGAGGCACAGAAGAAGTGGAGGAAAAGTTAGATAAGTTTTTAGCATATCTGGAGGAGAACGGAGTAGAGATCTCTGGAGAAACAGCTTTTAAGTGTGATGATGGGATTGTACTTTTTAGCCCTAATGAGGGAGGCGGAGTAGATATAACCATTATCAGAAATGTAGTTGAGTTAAATTATAACTTAGGTATCACGGATGCGGATGTAAACCTCTTTAATACAGAGGTAGGGATTATGCAGGAGTTAGGAGGAGAGCAGTAATGGAGTGTTGCGGTACTTGCGGTAATAATTGTTACGATGGTGGAGAGTTTGTATGTAGCTGTGAGGCTAGTGATGCTTACGGATGCCCTACAGCTTATAACGATACTTGTAATGAGTGGTGTGAGAAAGGAGATAATTAAAATGACAGGAAAAGAGTATGTAGAGTTAGCTATGAGAACTAATGACGGTAACGCAACAGGTAGGATCGAAAAGGCTATTGAGCTTTTACATAGACCAGATAAGCCTAAGTGCTTTAAGCCTGTAGTAGAGGATCTGGGAGGAGTGCTTAACGGATGCTTAGGGCTTGCAGGAGAGGCAGGAGAAACTCTGGATATGATTAAAAAGTGGATTTTCCACGAAAAGGATCTTGATAGAGAGCATCTTAAAAAAGAGCTGGGAGATGTAATGTGGTATATGGCTATGATCTGTTATAGTTTTGGTTTCGATTTGGATGAGATCCTCCAGATGAATATTGATAAGCTCAAAGCCAGATACCCAGAGGGATTTGATACAGAGAGAGCTAATCATAGAGCGGAGGGAGATATTTAATGGCGGAGATAGATAACCTCATAGCTGAGGTAAATAAGAAATACAAAACGGATATAATCCGTAAAGCATCGGATCTTAAGGGGATAGAGTTTATCCCCTACACCTCTCCTATGATGAATTACTTAACCAGAGGAGGAGTACCTGTAGGGAGGATCATAGAGCTAGTAGGATTGCCTCAGAGTGGAAAAACTACTACAGCTCTGGATATTATCTCTAATTTCCAGAAAAAGTATACAGATAAGTACTGTGTATATCTGGATGCAGAAAACACGATAGATAAGGAGTGGGGAGAAACTCTGGGGGTAGATTGGAGTAAGGTAATACTTATCCAGCCAGAGAGTGAGTACGGAGAGGAGCTCTTAGATATGCTCTTAGACTACATAAGATCTGGTAAGATCGGCTTAGCAGTATTAGATAGTGCTCCCTTTATTATCCCTAAAGCAGTACAGGAAAAAGGCTTAGATGAGAAAAGCTATGGCGGTAACAGTGCTCTTATGAAAGCCTTTTGTGATAAGGCGGTACCGCTTTGTAAGAAAGTGGAGTGTACTTTTCTCCTCATCAATCAGTTAAGAGAAAATATAGGAAATCCATACAAGCCTTTTAAGATCCCGTGTGGTACAGCTATAGCTCATGCGTGCTCACAGATCTTATGGTTTACAAAGGGATCCTTACTGGATGAGAAGTATAAAGAGGTAAGTAGCGGATATGCTAACCCTAGTGGTAATCTGGTAAGTGTGAAAGTGGAGAAAAATAAGGTTACTAAAAATGATCGTAGGCTCCAGACTTACACACTTAACTACAGTACAGGCGTGGATGAGATCAAGGATACCTTAGATCTGGCTATCATGTTAGGGATTATCTCACAGGCTGGAGCGTGGTATAAGGCTACTCTTAAGGATGGCAAAGAGCAGAAAATGCAGGGATTTAATGGAGTGCAGGAGTTTTATTACAATGATCTGGAGGAGCTGGAGTATCTTAGAAAACAGGTATATGAGGCAGGGATGGTATGAGGTATACGATAAAAGAGGTTATGGATTATTGTAGCAGAAATGGGATAAGCGTTTACGAGTGCTGGGATGAGAAAGATCGTAGAAAGAAATTTTATAAGATGTTAATACCAGTATTTGAGAGCGGAGTACTGATACCAGTATCTAACAGGGAGTATATCTGTAAGAATATTAAGGAGTGTTATAACTACACTCAAACTCTCTTAGAGGATGATACTTTTAGGTTGGCGGTAAGTGCGTGGGTAAGGAGTTGGTAGAAATGAATGAAGTAGAAAAAGCCTTATCCCACAATTTAAGAGAGGTAAGAGAGAAAAAGGGTTACACTCTAAAAGATGTGGTAAAAGGTACAGGATATACAGAGGTAAGTATAAGCAGGTGGGAAACAGGTACACGGATCCCTAAGGCTACAGTACTTTATACTCTGGCTAAATTCTATGGAGTATCCGTAGATAGATTTTTCTGGAAATAAGAGCAGGAGGAGGCAGTAAAAAGCCTCCTCTATTATTTTATATAGGGGATATATAAAAAGTGTTGACATTATTATATAGGGGGTGTATATTATAAGTGAGGTAAGGAACTAGATACAAACTGAAAGAGAGGTAAACAATATGAGATATAAAAACAGTGATGATAACAGATATAGAGTACAGTTTATGAGATCTACAGAGGAGCTTATGGATCAGCTTACAGTTAAAGAGTTTATCTCTTATCTGGAAGAAAACGCAGAGTTTGAAGATTACACAGTAGAGTACATTGATAAGAAATGTGTTAAGTGTAGAGCCTATGATCTCACAGAGGAAAACAGCAAGCTCCATAAGGAGTTTTTAGTAACAGAGGATGGTAGAGTATTTTACTGGAGATCCTTAATCAGTAAGATTGAGCTGGTAGATGCTGAGGAGGAAAAACAGGAGGTACAGGAAGTGGTAGTAGATTTTAGAGAGGCTAAGGAAGTAGCAAAAGAGGTAGCTAAGGAGCTCACAGAAAAGGATAGTAACTGGAAATGGAGAGTACAGGTACTTAAGAGTGAGATCCGTGTATGGTGGGGATACTTACAGTACTGTGATACAGAGGATAGCCACTTTACTATTAAGATGAGCGATAGAAAGGATGAGTGCGGAACTGATACAGATTTTATGGTAGCCAGAAATGAGCATGATGAGTATATGACAGGTAGGATTGTTGGAGTAGATGAGTGCTGGCAGGATGGAGATCTTAATACTTGTGTAGCAGGATTGCTTAGAGGAATTGCTACGATAGCACATAGTAGATACTAGGAGGTAAGTAAGATGGTTATTAAGAGATTAAAAGGAGCTAAGTTTGGTACAGATAGAATAGCTAGAGTAGTTACAGGATATGCCCTCTATGAGGAGGGCAAGGGCTACATAGCTTTTAGCTCAGATAGAGATGAGTTTGGTATCTTAGCTCCATATATCCCCTGTGGAGGGAAAAGAGCTTTACAGAGTATCTTAGATGCTGGAGGATTTTGTAGCTTTGATGGTATGGAGTATGTACAGGAGTTGGGAGCCTAAGGGCTCCCAGATCGGAGGGAAATATGTTTACAGTTTATCTTAAGAGTGCTGGAGGCACAAAGAAATATTTTACAGAGTTTGAAACAGAGGCGGAGGCTGAGAGCTTTTGTAGAGAGTATGGCTGGGAGTGGGTAGATGAGAATGAGTTTGTATGGGATATGGATTATGAGGAGGGGATAATATGACGGATGAGCAAAGGAGTTTTTACTTGTTACTGTGCATGACAGGTAGAACACAGGAGGCTACAGAGTATAGAGAGAAGATCGAGAAACAGGAGGATAATACAGATGGCGAAAATATACAGGAATAAGGCAGGAAAGAAGTTATACCCAGTATGTAAGTGGGAAGATAATCAGCATAAGATCTATAATGCACATGATAGGATTATGATTAGAATATATGAGGCACAGGAAAACGGAGGGGAGGATTTGGAGGCTTTGTATAAGGAGCAGGAGCGTATAGAGAAAGCTCTGGAGCTTATAGATGCTTGTGTAATAGATGGGTTAGTATATGCCACTTATGAGGATGGGTTGATATTAAAGGATCTTATATGGGCTTACAATGCCAGACATTAAGGAGGTAATGAGATGAGTATACACGGAGTAAATGCTAGACAGCTCCAGATAATAAGTATCCTTAAGGAGGCTAAGTGTACAAATACAGCGGAGCTACAAGAGGAGTTAGGAGTATCTAGGAGAACGCTTAGAACGGATATAGCGTATCTAAAGAGAGTGTATCCAGATAAGTTAATAACCCACAGAGGCAGGTATACAGGCGGTTTAGAGTGGGTAGAGTAGGAGGAGAGTATGGATCTAATAGAAAGAGTAGAAAGCTATAAAGTGTTATTTAAGGAGTGTAAAGCTCTTGAGCCTGTTAGTACGGCTCTGGCAAAGGGTTATAAATCTGCTACACCTCTCCAGAGATTGGAGATAATCAGAGAGTTAGATACAGAGCTGGCGGATGTGTACAGTGTAGAGATCCCTGTTATTACAGCATGGGTAAGGGATGATAACTATGTACACTCTACAAAGGAGATTTTCTTAGGGGAGCCATCCTTAGAGGGTTTTCTCCATCAATTTAGGCACCACTTACAAAATAAGGCAAGGGAGCCACAGTATAAGTATTTACTGGTAGAGAATGATCCTAAGGCGGATTACAGGATCCCTTATAAGGATTGTGTGTATAGGATGTATGGGGAGGATGATGCCAGAGCGTGGGCTAGGATGGTTATTGAGTTAGCCTCATAACTGAGTTATAATATAACCATTATATAAAAAGGTAGGCGGTTATTATGAAAGAGAGCTTAGGATCATTCTGGGATGAGTGGGAAAAAGAAACAGAGCTAGAAGAAAAGAAATTAAAGGAAATGCAGGACAAGATACACAAACAGTATTTAGAAAATATGCAGGAGGAAAAGCAGATGAAACAGGAACAGATTAGGAAGATGCAGAAAAGATATAACTTTTCTATTGAGGATGAGAGGATCCAGATAGCGTTAGAGAGGCTAGAGAGCTTAGCGGTAGATAGATTTAGGAATTATGATTACAGTGCTCAAAAGAGCTTTGATGATGTGTGGTGGAGCGTGTTACATGAGGTAGATCTGTATGAGGAGGGAGAAGAAACTGAGTTTAGATCTGTAAGGAGCGTTGAGGCTACTAAGAAATGGTTAAAGAGTTTTTCTCATTTGTGTACAGAAAAGGTACCAGAGGAATATAAGGCAGAGGAGGTAGAGTAATATGAAAATCGGAGTAAGAAAACCTAGCCTTAAAAAGGCTATCAAAGCAAGTACTACAGGTAAGGCTAAAAGAGCGGTAAAGAAAGCAGTTAATCCGCTGTATGGTAAAAAGGGGGTAGGGCTGGCAAAGAGCCCTAAGAGGGCTGTAAAAAATGCTGTATATAAGAAAACTACAGTAGGAGTAAAAGATTTACTCAAATAGGAGGGCTTAATGGATGAGCGTATAAAAGAGCTGATAGATTATATAAAAATGTTACAGGTAGCATTAGAGTGTAGCACAGATCCAGAGGATATAGAGGCGGATAATCTAATGGATGCTATCTGGGAGAGTAAGATGGAATTAAAAGAGCTGGGATATGAGGGCTGGGAGGATTTATAGGAGGTATATATGGATAATGAAAAGCAGAAACAGGAGGTAATAGAATTTCTGGAGAATACTTACACAGGGGCTAAAATGATGGGAGATGATGAGGTAATGCTAAGAGCCTCCAGAGCACTCTTAGCATTTAAGGCAGATGTGCATAAGGATATTTTCATAGAGGAGAATGTGCTGGAGTTTTAATACCAGAAAGAGAGAGAGGATCTTAGGATCCTCTTTTTTTTTATTCTAAAAATACTTACCGATTGTGATTAAGTTAAGTATCTGAAAAAGAGAGGAGGATCCGATGAGGAGAGAAGATTTAGAGGAGCGTTTGGATACTGAGGTAACAGTTACGCTTTTTGATGGAAGTGAGTACACAGGAGTACTTAGACAGTGCGGAACAGATTATGTAAGAGATAATGATAATTTATTTCTGGTAGGTAGAAAGTATTACTTTGTAGAGATGGATTATGGTATTTCCTGTATTTTTAGATGTTCCCATGTAAAAAGATGCAAGTATGCAGGAGGAGCAGGATGATAAAAGCTAGATACATAGGGGTAGAGTGTGAGCTCCAGAGTGGTAAGGTGTATCCGATTAAAACCAGATGCACAGGAAATAAGCTGGTGGTATCAGTAAGAGCTTATAAGTTTGAGTATAACTCTCTGGAGGAATTTCTTAAGCGGTGGAAAGTGGAGGCGGTATATCATGGATGAAATAAGCAAAGTGTTTCTACATTTAGTAAGCGATGATGGTAGAGATGTTGATGAGTTAGAGAGTAGGGTTAGGAATTATTTAAGACAGGAAAAGGAGAAATCTTATAAGGATGGAGAGAACAGTATAAGAAGATATTTAGCTATGGAGAGCAGAGAAAAGGCTGAGTACTTTGATATGCTTTTTCATATTTTGGATGTTGCCAAAAATTCAGAAAAAGATAATAAATCTGTGTTAGAAAATATTACAAGTTTTCTGGAAAGAGAGATAGGAGAAGTTAATTATGAGGAAAGTAACGATCCTGTAGCAGTCCGAGAAAAGAGAAAGTTTTATGCTGTGCTGTATGGGGAGGAGAGTACCGATGGGAAGAGCTGAGAGGCGTAGGCTTGAAAAGCAAAGAGGTAAGCAGGTAAAAACCTATAACCTAACTAGATCACAGCTCCATAATGCAGTAAGGCAGGTAACAGAGGAGGATCTTAAGAGGATCAAACAGGAGGCTATGGAGGATGCCATAAATACAGCTATGACATTACTCTTAGTACTCCCTATGGAGGTACTCATGGATCATTACTGGAAAAAGACCTATGCAAAGAAGATACCAGAGTTTACAGAGCTGGTATTACAGTACTATGAACGCTGGCAAAATGGAGAGCTAGATATGGATGAGATGAAAAAGGATCTCTGGGAGTATGGCGGAGTGAGATTAGAAGAAAGAGAGGCAGAATAACATGAGTTTAAGAGTAAAAGCAGGTATTGATTTAGAGGAACTTAAAAAGTACGGATTTAAGACAGGTAAAGAGTGGGCGGATGCTGGAGAGCGTTGTTTAGAGGGTATCGGCTATAAGTATCAGCATGAATGGTACCATAAGTTTTTAATGGATGCAGATGAGCCTAGCAAGATTGCTTATATTGCAGAGGATTATGATATTCCATGTGTACAGATCTCAGTAAGGACAGAGCACAGAGATTTGTATGTAGATGTAGCAGTAGAGGGTACTTATCATGTAGGAGGATCAGAACTGGATATTGTAACAGATACTATCTATGAGCTTACACAGGCTGGAATACTGGAGGTAGTACCAGAAGAAAGCGAGGGTAAATAATATGGCTATCAGAAATATGCTACACATGAGCCAGCTAAAGGCGTTTGAGGAGTTTCTGGAAAGTAAGGGCTATTTGATTATACCTACAGTAGGAGCGTATGAGGTACTTAGAGCCAGAAAACCTAAGGAGAATATGGTAATTGTGTATAGAAAAGGCGGAGCTAAGGAGCATTTATCTATTATGGATAAAGATTTTTATTTAGTAAATGAGTTTTTGAGAACTAAGGAGGCTGAGTAATGTTTTGGTATGTAGTACTTGCAATTTTAATATTAGCAGGAGTAACTATGGTAGAGAGTTTTTTAATAGTTTTTGTAGCTGGCTTATTAGGGATTGGAGTTTCCTTTAAGGTTATTTTCTTTGTGATGTTTGTTATCAATTTCTTTATAAAAGGGGGCAGTAGTAAGTAAATGAAAAAGAAAATTAAGGATTGTACATTTAAGGAGTTTACAGGGTGGGCTAACGCTAGAGCCTGTGATGGTAGATGGAATATGCTGGATGCTATGAATAGCATAAGCATAATTAGTATGGTATACGAGGTAAAGCCCATTTTCTTTAGAGGCAGGGTTAGAGAGGCTTTATGGAGAAAACTTAGGGATCAGTATTTAAACGTGGAGGCAGAGATAGAGATTGAAAGATAGTACAAGAGCTAAGAGCTCCATACAGGAAAAGCGTATAGCTAAGGCTATGGGCGGTAGACAAGTAGTAGGATCTGGATCAACTCCGTTTCTAAAAGGAGATGTAGTGGTAGATAAACTCTTTATTGAGGCTAAAACAAAGATGAACCCTAGCCAGAGTATCACAGTAAAAAAGAGCTGGATAGATAAGGCTAAGGAGCAGAGCTTAGCTATGAGAAAAGAGGATTATGCTATAGCAGTATCTTTCGGAGATCCTAAGGAGTATTACCTCATTGAGGATAACTTAATGGAGGATCTGTATAAGAGCAGGGAGGCACTCAGAGCGGTTATAGATGCCTTAGGAGGGCTAGATGATCGCTTAGTGGATCTGGATAACTTAACAGGAAACGGTATAAGAGCATTGATAAGGAGGCACTTAGAATAGTGAGAGCTGAGTTTATCGGTAAAACATCTATGGGCTTTATTACAGGGCATATATACACGATAGAAACAGCCTGTAAGATGGTAAAGAGGTGTAAAACCAGTAGAGCGGATCCTGTACCGTGTTTGTGTGTATATGATAAAAACTCTAAGGCGTGGTGTCCGTATAGCAGTATGGAAAAGGTTTTAGAGAACTGGAGATTATTATAAAAAGCGAGGAAAATATTGTGTGTAAAATTAGAGAAATGAACTTAGAAACAGCTAAGTACTACGGATATGAGGCACAGAGTAACCAGTTAGTAGAGGAGTGTGCAGAGCTCATACAGGCGGTAAACAAGTACCGCAGAGTAGAAACAGGCTTAGGACAGCCTGTAGCAGAGGATAAAAAAGCTATTGCCAGAGATAACTTAGTAGAGGAGATTGCAGATGTAGAGTTAATGCTGGAGCAGGTAAAGTATCTCCTCCAGATCCCAGAGGATGAGCTCTTAGCGGTTAAGACCTTTAAGGTAAACCGTACTAGAGAAAGAATGGAAAACAGTAAATAAAATATTTTTCAAAAACTATCTAAATTTTCCTCATATTGAGGATTAAGTTATTTATCAATAAAAATAACACACACAGAAAAGGAGAAAAATCTATGAGAGCATTTAAAGGATTTAACAAGGATCTTACCTGTAGAGGTTATCAGTATGAGGAGGGTAAGGAATTTCACACAGAAAGAGCGGAGTGCTGTGATACAGGTTTTCACGCTTGCGAGTATCCGTTAGATTGTTTTGGATATTATGATCCAGCACATAGCGTATACCATGAGGTAGAGTTATCTGGAGAGATGGATAAGAGCGGAGATAATACTAAGGTATGTGCTACTGATATTAAGATCGGAGCTAGATTATCTATTGCAGGACTTGTAAAGATGGCTATTGATTTTACTATGAGTAAGGTAAACAAAGAGGCAGGATCAGACGAGCGACACGGTTTTGCATCTGCTACAGGGTATAAAGGAGCCTCATCTGCTACAGGGTATAAAGGAGCCTCATCTGCTACAGGGGATTATGGAGCCTCATCTGCTACAGGGTATAAAGGAGCCTCATCTGCTACAGGGGATTATGGAGCCTCATCTGCTACAGGGGATTATGGAGCCTCATCTGCTACAGGGAATTATGGAGCCTCATCTGCTACAGGGGATTATGGAGCCTCATCTGCTACAGGGTATAAAGGAGCCTCATCTGCTACAGGGGATTATGGAGCCTCATCTGCTACAGGGGATTATGGAGCCTCATCTGCTACAGGGAATTGTGGAGCCTCATCTGCTACAGGGTATAAAGGAGCCTCATCTGTTAGTGATCCTACTGGTGTAGCGGTTGCATGGGGGCATGAGGCAAGAGCTAAGGGCTGTAAGGGAGCTCATCTTATCCTCTCTGATTGGAAATATGTAGGAGCCAGATATAGCGATGGAGATTATATGGATCCTTATGATAAGGAGAGTTGGGAGCTCACAGGAGCTAAGATGGTAGTAGTAGATGGAGAGAATATTAAAGAGGATACATACTACCGCTGTATCGAGGGAGAAATTGTAGAAGTAACAGAAGATGGAGAGATCGTAGAGGAATAATACAGAGAGTGGTACATTTTGTAAGAAAAGATGTACCACTTTTTTCTATTTTATCTAAAAATCCTCCTCAAAAGTGATTAGGTTATATATCAATTTAAAAGGGAGGTAAAAACCGTGTCAGAGGTAGGATGTGATATAGTTGAGTACCTTAAAGAGTTTCATACATCGGAGGGAAAAGCGGTAAAGGCTAGAGAGCTGTGTGTACTGTTTAATGTACATGAGAAACAGCTAAGAAACATTGTAAGCGATCTGAGGCAGAATGGAGAGGCTATATGTAGCTCTACTTATGGTTACTGGTACTCCAGAGATCCAGATGATATATCCACTACCCTAAGCAGGTTAGTAGGGCAAGTGGATAATATGCAGAAAGTAATAGCAGGATTAAACAGGATCTTACAGGAGGTGCAGGATGAGCAAAAGGAGAATTAGAAGAAAGAGGAGAGCCAGAGTAAAAATATTGCCTTTAATACTGGTAGGAGCGGTAATAGCAGGAGTAATTACTGTGATAATGAGTGTAAATCTAAAGGGAGCAGATAAAGAGCCTCCTACTGAGGAGATTTATATTACGGAAACTCTACAAGCTCCGCAAGCTGAGAACACAGAGCCAGTAACGAAAACAGAGCAGGAGGCAAAGCTGGAGCACGATCTTAATTATACATATCCGTATAATACGATGAGTGCAGACTGGGGATCAGAGGTATACGAGGATGGATTTAGATATTATGAAATCCAGCCGGAGTATAAGGATGCTGGAGGATGTTTTCCAGAAATAGTACAGGTTTACCTCTGGTGTGAGTGTAAAGAGTACGGAGTAGATTATTATACGGTACTAGCCATCATAGAGAGGGAGAGCGGTTATCACTGGGATAAAGTAGGAGATAACGGAAACAGTAAGGGCTATATGCAGATATACGAGAAATGGCATATAGAGCGGATGGAGGCGGAGGGAGTAACAGATCTCTTTAATCCATATCAAAATATCAGAGTAGGGCTTAACTGTTTAAGAGAGATACAGGATAAGTATTTAGCATCTAGCGGAGAAAATTGTGTACTCATGGTATATAACATGGGAGAGAGTACAGCTAAAAAGCTGTGGGCTAAAGATATTTATAGCTCAGCATATAGCAGAGAGGTAATAGCCAGAGCACAGGAATTAAGACAGGAACTAACACAGGAATAATACAGGATCAAGCAGGAGTATAGGAAAAACTATACTCCTTTTTTCTTGTTAAAAGGGAGGTACACGATGTTTAAGGTAGGAGATGCCATTAAGTGGATGTGTCCTCTGGATAATGATTATACCTATGGAGAGATTATAGCTCTTAGAAAGAGTGTAGCTACAGTAAAAGGCACTGGGTTATACAGCGGTATTACAGCGGAGGTACACCTAAGATACATAGAAAAGCTAATGAGAGGAGGCGGTAGCGTTGGGAGCGATTGTAAGAAATGTAGTAAACGATCAATTACTAAGGCTGAGTTATAAGGATCCTAAGAACATAAAGAGATTTTTGAGAAATTGGGGAGGCTTAGAGGGCTTAAGTGAAAAAGGAGATACAGTAGCTACCTGTATCCTCACAGACCTTAAGACAGTAACAGCTATTGATCTGGATAAATACCATAAAAGCGATAGATCAGAGTTTAATAAGGCATATAGAAAAGGAAAGTTAAGCCACTATCAGTATATGAGTATAGCGTATGTGTTGGTACTGGGATATACACAGGATGAGTTAGCGTTTGTAATGGGCGTGGATCAGAGTGTTATTAGTAAGAATATAAACAGCGGTATAAAGAGAATACAGAGAGAGCTTAGAGCTTATCTGGAGGAGGATTAGATGAGTTTAATAAAGTGTGGAACCGATGAAAACGGATCTTACATAGAATTGAAAAGACCGAGAGGAGAAACGCCTCTATGTTTTATAGATGAGTGCGGAGTAGTACACGATACCATAAGGATTTATGAGTACAAGGCAGTAAGGAGTAAAGAGATCCCCACAGATAGCAGATGTGTAATGTGCGGAGAGATAATACCAGAGGGCTCTATGGTGTGCGATAGATGCAGAGAGGCGGTGGAGGGATTTGAGTAAGTTTAGGCGTGAGGAAGATGAGGCGGATAAATGGCTAAGAGAGCATGATCCTTATTATACATCCTCAGATAGGGATAAGAGAAAGAAAATGAGTAATCCCTATGAAACTCCAGAGCAGGAAAAGCGGAGGAGAGAAACAGAGATCCCTCTTAGTAACCTAAATAGCTACCAGAGAGTGCAATTTAAGCAGGTAGGAGGCTCTTATACAGAGCGTGGAGAGTTTGATCTGTAAAATGGTGCATAAATATTACAGATATGTACCCTAACTAATGAAACAAAATTACATAGCTTAGGAAATAAATAGAAAGAGAGGTACATGAGGCTATGAAAGATTTACAAGTAAAGTACACAGATCCGCTGGATCTTATCCCTTATGAGAATAACCCTAGAATTAACGATTATGCAGTAAAAAAGGTTATGGAGAGTATTAAGGAGTACGGATTTACTAATCCGATTATCGTAGATGCAGATATGGTTATCATCGCAGGGCATACGAGGAGAGAGGCTAGTATCTTAGCAGGGCTGGATAGAGTACCGTACATAGTAAGAGATGATCTCACTCCAGAGCAGGTAAAGGCTTACCGTATTGCAGATAACAAGCTGGCAGAGTTAAGTAACTGGGATGATGAGTTACTCAAAAAGGAGTTATTTGAGTTACAGGCGGTAGATTATTCCTTAGAGGTAATGGGCTTTACAGAGATAGACCTTAAAGAGATCTTTACAGAGAAAGAAGTACCTAAGGAGAAAAAGAAGAAAGAGGAGAAAACTACTTTACCTATGCTCCGTTTCGGATCCAACAGTGTAAGGATTACAGAGGATGAGCTGGTAATGCTTAGCAATAGATACAATGAGTATGTAGAGAGTACTCCAGATGAGGGCTTTATTACATGGCTACTAAAGAGAGGCTTATAGTAAAAACCTCCTACATGGATGTGTTGGAGAGGATGCTGAGAAAGAGAGGCGTAAAAGTGGTTATGAGCGGAGTAAGAGAAATGACCTTAGCAGAGGAGATAAGAAATCTGGCAGAGCTGGGAGTAGATCAAAATGTTATAGACAGAATGACACAGAAATATAACAGGATGCTCACAGATCATGGAAATACCTGTAATAAGATCCGAGATGAAGTATACCGAGAGGTAAGAGGCGTAAAGGCGGAGCTGGCGGAGAAAGAAACTATCATAAGAGTATTAACAACTCATATAAGAGAGAAAGAGCTACTGTAAGAGGTAGCTCTATTTAATTTCATTCTCCTTACTGAAATTCCTATGAAATGAGGAAAAGGCGGAGGAGGGCGGAAAAGAGGCTTAAATAAAGCAATAATACTAAATAAACATATAAGAGTAGTTAATGTAATAATACAAAGAAATATAAAAACTAATTTCAGTACTATAAAAGAAAACATAGTAAGGAAGATAGATAGAAAGAAAAGGTAGGGAATTAACAGATAACAACAGGAATGTAAGTAAAACTGTAGAAATTCCCCCTCATTCACAAAGATCAAGGAAAATAGCCTCATAAGAGAGGAGAAAGGAGGCGGAGTAATGCCTAATACATTGAGTAAAGAGAATGAGCTCCAGAGGAAAGCCTTTGAGCTGTATTATGGCTTAGGAGATAAGAGATCCCTTAGAGCGGTAGCAGAAACTATAGGAAGAACGGAGAGAACGGTAGCAGGCTGGAGCAGGGCTTTTAACTGGGTAGCCAGAGTAACACAGAGAAATATAGAGAACGCTCAGAACAGTAACGAGGCTAAGATTACAGCGGAGCTAACGGATGTACGGACTAAGTACCGTATCCTTATCAATAACCTTATGGCTGATTTTAGTAAGGATATTGCACAGGGCAAGGTAAAAGTAAAGAATATTAACGATTTTGAGAGGCTTGTTAAGCTGGATATGCTCCTTATGGGAGAGGCTACAGAGCGTGTAGAGCGTGGCGGTACACAAGAGCTCTCACAGGATGCTAAGGATCGCTTAGATGAGATCGCTCAGCTTATGAAAAGTGTTAAGAAGTAGTGCAGATTGCACAATGGGTATAAGGTTTTTCTCTAGGGAAAATACAGAGTCCTTTGTAAGAATTGCACAAAGGAAAAGAAAAAAGGTAAATAAATCTAACTTTTTAAGGTTTATGTGATTAAGTTGATTATCAAACATAAGGAGGTAAGCATAATATGAGTAATGCTATTAACCCAGAACACTATAACAGATTGAACCCACAGCCTAAGGATGTAATCAGAGCGTGGGGCTTAAATTTCAACTTAGGGAGTGCTGTAAAGTACATCTCCAGAGCAGGGCATAAGGATGATATTGTACAGGATCTTAAGAAAGCACAGGAGTTTATCCAGTTTGAAATTGATGCTATCGAGGGAGCCAGAGCAGAAAGAAAAGACAAGCCTAAGCATGAGGATTTTATGGATGCTTTGTTGCATGGCTTGTTTGGAGTAGGACATATCGAGATCACAGGTAAGAGAAACGGTAAGACCGATGAGGAGATTGCTGAGATCGTAGATAAAACCATTAAAGATATTATCTCTGGTATGGCAGGAGTAGAGCTGGAGGAGATCAAAGAGGGAAACGGATATACAGAGGTACATATTACAGGTAATGCTAATCCGATTGAGGTAAGAGAGTACATTGAGCGAGAGCTTAAGGATCGCTTAGCTATGGTGTTGTAGGAGGTTGCTATGTTAGATAGAAATATAGATAAAGTAGAGCGAATTATAGAGCTTACATCAAACAGCGGTAAAAAAGAGCAGTTTAGAGTAGGGGATGTAGTAGACATAAATTACAGAAAACCTTTTGATCCGAGAGGTGTAGGTTATAATGGAGATGCAGGGCTTACAGGTAGAATAGCAGATATTAAAGATGCTGTTATTTATGTGGATGCAGGTACGCTTTTTCATAGTAATATTGTAGCAATCACTTTAGATACTGTGCTGTATGTAGCAAAGGCTGAGCATGAGCACATTGAGGATATGAGGAGAGCATAAGATGAAAATTGTAGATGCAGGATATGAGATCTTAGATAACCTCAATGGGGAGGAAATCTTAAAGAAGATCGAGAGAGTAGCAAGAGTATGTTATAAGAGTGAGGATAAAATCACAGAGGGATCCGCTGAGAAGATGGTAAGAGCTCTCATTAAGAGTAATCACATGGCGATGCTGGAGCACTACTCTTTTAGTGTAAAGTTTATCTGTGATAGAGGTGTATCCCATGAGATTGTACGACACAGAGTAGCCAGCTATGCACAGGAGAGTACAAGGTATTGTAATTACAATAAGAGCGGAGAGGTAGCTTTTATCCGCCCTGTATTCTTTGCAGAGGATACTCCAGAGATGGATAACTGGGTAGATAGCTGTATGAGAGCAGAGAAAACCTATAATTATCTGATTAGTGAGGGAAGAACTCCACAAGAGGCAAGATCTGTATTACCTAACAGCCTCAAAACAGAGGTAGTAATGACAGCTAACCTTAGAGAGTGGAGGCACTTCTTAAGCCTCAGAGCTTGCGGATCTACAGGAAAGCCTCATCCGCAGATGTTAGAGGTAGCAGTACCGCTCTTAAAGGAGCTTAGAGAGAGAGTACCTGTGGTATTTGATGATCTGGAGCCTATGGAGTGGGAAACAGTTAAATAAAGGCAGAGGTTAGGGAGGGAGAGCTGTAAAAGGCTCTCCTTTTCAGTTAGGAGGGATTATATGATTATCTTAGTAGGGATCGGATGCTTTATGGCAGGAGCAGTAGTGGGAATTGTTATGATGAGCCTTTGTGTGGCAAGCCATAACAGTAGCTTAGAGCTGGAGAACAGACAAAAGGAGGATAAAGAGTAATGCAGATAGTAAGCGGAGATATAACCAGAGATATTACTGGAGAGATTGTATATCTTAAGGCATATAAGCAGATGGTAGGAGAGGTAACAGGGTATAGCACTGAAAAGGGTACAGCTACAGTAAAGCTATGTGATACAGGGCTGGAAATAACCGTATCTTTAGATGATATTGAGAGTACAGGCAGTACACAGCCTCACAGAGCTTTTAATAGCGAGGTACATATCTTAGGAACCAGATACAGTATCCGTATTATAGATGAGGATGATTACAGATATGATAGAGAGGCGGATGGATGGTGTGATCCTAGTGTAAAGGAGATCCTCATTTTTAACTATAAGCAGAGTGCGGAGAGTGTAAAGGATCTGATAGCATATCAGAAAAAGGTACTCCGCCATGAGATAGTACACGCTTTTCTCTATGAGAGTGGTTTATGGCAAAATGCTTACGGTAGTAAGTGCTGGGCTAAAAATGAGGAGATGATAGATTGGATGGCTATACAGATCCCTAAGATCCAGAGAGCATATAAGGAGGCGTACTGTGATGAGTGATTTAGGAAGATGCAAACATACACTCTATATCCTTAAGCATAAGCCGGAATATACAAAAGGCTGGGGCTGGAGGTGTAGATACTGTGGTAGGACTTATAAAGACCTCAGAGAGGAGGCAGAGTATAAGGAGCGTGAGAGGAGGAGTAGAACATGGTAGCAGGATTATTAAAGCTGGTATTTATTCTCTGTACCATAGCGGTAGTAGGATTATCGGTAGTAGATACTCTCTGGTTTAATGCTATGCCAGAGAGTAACCGTTATAAGAATGTACAGGCGTTTAATGTGGTTACGCTGTGGATCGTAGCTATAGTACTTATTATCAAACTGGTAACGATGTAGGGAGCTAACAGGCTCCCTTTTATTATGAGTAGAAAGGAGGTTAGGCGGATGTGTTAGATTATAAAGTAGTATCCCTAGTAGAGAATAAGCTAGGGGAGGTACAGGATCAGAGAGAAAGAGATGCTATGATAAAGTACCTCATACAGGAGGCAGATTTTGAGATAGCGTATTATCTGGTATGCACCTACATTACTAAGAGAAATGTAATGGATCTCCATAAGAGTATTATCTCTAACATATCGAATAGTAAGAGCACGCTGGATCTAGCCCCTAGAGGTTTCGGTAAAAGTACTGTAGGCGATGTGGATTATTGTATTACAAGGATCCTCAGAGATCCTAATATCCGTATAATGATAGGATCTAAAACACAAACACAGGCGGAGGCGTTTCTTAAAGAGGTTCGTACTCACTTTGAGCAGAATGAGGATCTTATTAGGATTTTCGGAGATTGGAAAACCAGTAAGGATAATGTGTGGAATGATAGAGAGTTTACTGTAAATAAGCGTAGCATTATTAAGAAAGAGGCTACTCTAACAGCACTAGGAGCCTCTGGAGCGGTTATTTCTAAGCACTTTGATGTAATTATAGGCGATGACTTAGTAGGGCTGGAAAATGCCAGAACAGAAAAGCAGAGGAGTAACCTTAAGGAGTGGTTTTATAGCTCTCTTTTTCCTACACTGGAGCCAGATGGAGAGATCCATATACTGGGTACACGATATAACCCATTGGATCTGTATGAGGATCTGATAAAGAGTAAGGATTATGTGGTAAATACCCAGAGAGCTATAAGAGTGGTAAACGGTAAGAAAGTATCTCTCTGGGAGGAAAAGTTTAGCTTAGAGAGGCTGGAGGCTATTCTTAAGCAATCTGGTAAGATAATTTTCAATATGCAGTATCAAAATGATACAGAGCTGGCAAAGGGTAAAATCTTTAAGGCTCAGTATTTCAGATATTACGAGGAGTACAAGATTGACTATGATTTTCAGACCGCTAAGGTGCGTATTAAAACAGAGGATGGTATAGATCAGTGGATCAAGGTAAGGCTTTGTTTTGGCTGTGACTTAGCAATATCTGAGAAAGAGCAGGATAAAGGAGATTATTTTGTACTCATGGTAATAGGGGTAGATGTAGATCACAATGTATATGTACTGGATTATGTGAAAGAGAGATTAACCTTTAATACCCAGCTTAATACCATTATTGACTACGGTAGAAATAAGTTTCCGATGGTGGAGAGAATAGGCGTGGAAACGGTAGCCTATCAGAAATCCTTAGCACAGGAGCTTAGGAGATTATCCTTACTCCCTATTATCAATATCAATACCTCTAAGGACAAAGTAACAAGAGCTATGAGGAGATCGGCTAACTTTGAAAACCACAAGGTATATTTCAGAGAGGGTATGGATGATCTGGAGGAGTGCTTACTGTTATTTCCAGAGGTGGATCACGATGATTTATTTGATGCCTTAGATTTTGCTATGACTATGGCAGATGGCGGTAATGAGATCAGAGTACTTAAAAGAGAAGATTTTAGAATTTAGTGTAAAAGCCCTAATAAGTGAGGGCTTATTTTTATGCAGAAAAGGAGGATATAAGCAATATGGCAGAGCTTAGTAGACCGATAGATAAAGAGTTTAATGTAGAAGTTGAGGGAGGCAGATTTAGTACAGAGTTTCTTAATGATCTGGTAGATACTCATGTAAATAAGATCGCTCCCAGATATATAAAGTTTCAAAAACTGTACGAGGGTAAGCATAAGATCCAGAATAGACCGAGAAAAGATAAAAACAAGCCTAATAACAAGCTGGTAAATGACTTTTTCGGACAGACGATTGATAACACAGTAGGTTATTTTTTGGGTAATCCTATTGTACTTAACTATACAGAGCCTAAAAAGGATAAGGCACCTGTAGAGGCAGATCCAGCGGATGTAGGAGTAGACCTTACAGAGCTGGAGGATACAAAGGTACAGGATGAGTTAGATAAGATTTGTAGCGATAATGATAAAGACGATCTTTTTATAGAGTGGGGTAAGGAGGCTATGATTAAGGGCTTATCCCATATTTTAGTATATCAAGATGAGGAGAGCCATACTAAGATGATGAGGGTATCCCCAGAGGATCTTATTGTGGTTTATAAGAATAGCTCCACAAAGGAGCCAGCCTATAAGATCCGCTTGTATGATATTGATACAGAGGATACTAAAAGAACTACCCACTATGCAGAGGTATACAGCCCTACTAAGATAGAGATTTTTAAGAGTGTAGATGATGGCTCCTGTGGGGCTACAGGAAAAGGCAAGGCTAGGCAGTTTGCGAGCTATGAGTTTGTAGAGGAAAAGTCTCATATTTTCGGTAGGATCCCTATTATCACTGTTTATAACAATGAGGAGCAGATGAGCGATCTTGAAAAGATAGAAACTCTGGTAAATGATTATGATAAGGTGCTCTCCGATGTATCTAATGAATTTGAGGCATTTAGAAATGCTTATTTAATGCTTAAAAACATGGTAGCAGGTAATGATAGCATCCAAAAACTCAAAGATGAGGGAATTGTAGAGGTAATGGAAAATGGAGATATGAAATTCATTACAAAGGAGATCCAAACGGAGGCACTAGAAAACCATCTTAACAGGCTGGAGAAGAATATCCACAAGTTTTCCGCTGTACCAGATCTCTCAGATGAGAACTTTGCAGGAAATCTTAGCGGTGTAGCTATCAGATTTAAGCTCTTTGGGCTGGAAACTAAGTGTATTATCAAAGAGAGAAAGATGGAAAAGGCTATAAAGGAGCTGGTAAGAGTGCTTAGTGTGCCTATCCATGTAAATACAGGGCGTGAGGTGGATGTACTTAACCTCAAAGTGGAGTTTAGTAGAAATGTACCTAACAATCTTACAGAAATTGTAGATACAGTAACTAAGCTGGATGGAAAAGTGGATAAGGAAACGCTCCTCAGCTTACTCCCATTCATTGATAACCCTAAGGAAGTGCTGGAAAAGCTGGAGGCAGATAAGGAAAGAGATAGACAGAGTACAGATCCTTACTCTACGCAGAATATTACAGAGGATAGTAATAATTTATTCCCTAACCTCAACGCACAGAATAGCCCACAGGAGGCTTTAAATGCACAGGGGGCTACAATTCCTCAGCCAGAACAGTAAAAGGGCTATATGAGGCTGTAAGGAGGTGTAAAGAGTGGCTAATGTAGGCTATATAAACAAAGAAGTAGCGAAAATGTACGGTATTCCCTACTCAGAGCTTACTCCAGAGCAGAAAAAGATCCTCCATGAGGACAGTGTGAGGAGAGCTAAGCTCATTAAGGAGCGTGAGGAGGCAGTACTTAAAAATAATCTCAAAGCGTTTGAGGATGAGGCTAAGATGGAGAAAGTCTTAGCCTCTATTTATGCTAGTTGCCAGAAAGAGATCCTTGCCAGCGTAACAGAAACCATAGCAAAGGTACAAAAGGCTGGGGGAGAGTGGAGCTATGCTAATCAATCAGCACTCACACGAAGTAGAGGATTATTTGAGCAGATCGGAGAGCAGATAAAAGCCTTAGGACAGAAAGAGCAGATTACCTTTAGGCAGGGGCTTAGTAATATCTATACGGATCAGTTTTTAAGACAGGTGTATGATCTGGGGCAGAGCATAACGGTAAAGGCTAATTTTAACAGGCTTAATCCAGCTCTGATACAGAAAACCTTAGATTATCCGTGGAGTGGTGCTATGTTTTCAGATAGGCTCTGGCAGGATAAGGAGAGGCTGGGGAGAAATTTAAGGGTAGGACTTACTCAGAGTATGATACTGGGAGAGGGAATACCTCAGATCACGGATAGGATCAATAAGGGCATAGACACAGCCAGATATAACGCTGAGAGGGTAGCAAGGACAGAAACAAAGAGAGTTACCTACTGTGCTCACGATGATGTATATAAAGATACTGGGGTAGAGGAGCTTAGATACCGCTGTGCTAATGGCGGAGATAGTAGAACTTGCCAGTATTGCAGGGCGGATAATGGTAAGGTATTCAAAAGGGGAGAGGAGCCTACTCTTCCACGCCATCCTAACTGTAGATGTGTGTATATTCCTGTAGTAAGTGATACCTTTGAGGATAATGAGCTTAATGAGCTTACAGGATCCGTTAGAGGTGCTGAGAACTATGAGAAGTGGAGAAAGGCGGAGGCTAAAAAGCAGGAGGAGGTAAAACCTGTAGAAAAGGTTAATACAAAGACAGTAGAGAAAGAACTTAAAGAAAATCCTACTCCTGTACCAGAGCAGATTAAGCTCACAGATTACCCACAAGTTTTTTATGCAACTAAGCCAGAGGCTAAAAGTACACAAGCTCTATTAGATTATATGAACTCTAAAACATCCGTAGATCCTAATGTGGTATCACTATATACTAAGATGGATAAATTGTGTGATGGGCTATCCGATGAGGTAGTATTAAAGGTAACACATGGAGAGCACAGGGTTAAAAGATCATGGAATAGAAATTTTGAATATGTTTTTGATGTAGGTATCCCTAAAATAAATCCTAATTATATCGGCACCTATGATACTAACCTACATGAGGAGATGCACTTTTTAGATATGCTGATAACTGTTAAGGATAATAAGGATAGGTTACCTAGTAAAATGTTTTCACAGTCTTATAAACCTCTTGTAGAGGCGTTTGATAAGGCTACTCCAGTTATCGGAGATAAGGCTAAAAAGCTCTTTGAGGATTTTGCCAAAGAGTGTGATATAATATATAAAAAGCAACAAGAAACCTTTAATACACAGCATGAGGATCTTAAAGAGCAGTATAGATCTGGAAAGATTGATTGGAAAAAATACAATAGCCTTTATAAGAAACTCTCAAAAGAGGTTAATGAGGAGGCAGATAATGAGCGTAGGGCTCTTTTTGGAGGCGGAGTATCTGGATTACAGGATATTTACGATGCAGTAAGTAAGGGAACTTTTAGAGATACTGGACAGGTTACATACGGTCACGGATCCGCTTATTATACAGATAGGCGTAGGACTAATCCTAATTGCTCAGAGAGTTTAGCTAACTATGCCTCTCTTTGCGTAGGACATCCAGAGCTTATAGATATTTTAGCTGAGGATTATCCAGAGATTGTAACAGCATTGAGAGGATGCGTGGAGGCTATGTTAAAGGAGGTGCCTAAGTAATGGAGGAAAAGAAAATACAGATTATGGATCTTTTATCTTATGCTATCGGTATTCCAGAGATGAAATATTTTAATCTGGATAGTGATGAGCTCTTAGATGAAAAGATAGAGGTACTTACTCAGATTAAAGAGGGTAAGACGATAGCAGAGATCCCTAACTTTTATAAAGTGCTGGAGGATTTACCAGAGGATGATATGTGGGATTAACTCACAGGAGAGGCTAACAGGTGTAAAAACTTGTTAGCCTCTTTTTTTTTTTGCTCTGAAATAAAAATCTAAAGAAACTGAAAAAAGATTACATAGTAAATACATATTTTCTCCAGATATTTACCCTAACTTATGTAGAAACAGTAGGGATATTTTGCAGATAACTTACGAGGGATCAGCATTATATAACTCATTTTAAGGAGGATAACAACTATGGCAGATGTAAACACAAACACAGCTACACAGACACAGGAACAGGGTAACGGTACCCAGACTAATACCACAGCTAACGCTAACACTACTGGAGCAGGTGCAGATAACACTCCTAAGGTAAAGACAGAGGAGGAGATCAGAGCAGAACTCCAGAAAGAGTATGAAAAGATGGCAGATAAGAGAGTAACGGATGCCATTAAGAAAAAGGAAAAAGAGTGGGCGGATAAGCAGGCTAAGGAAAAAATGACAGAGGATGAGCGTAGACAGGCAGAGGAGCAGGAACGCTTACAGGCACAGGCTAAGAGAGATCTGGATCTTACTATCAAGGGCTTAAAGCTGGATGTAGTAGATGCGGTACAGGAGTTAGGGCTGGATGCTGGCTTTAGAAATCTTATCGCTGTAGAGGACTTAGCTACTATCACAGATGAGGATGAGCGTAAAGCTAAGCTCACTGAGAGAGTAAAGGGTATGAAAAAGCTCTTTGATGCTGAGGTGGCTAAGGAAGTTGCAAAGGCTAAAGCTGAGTTTCTCAAGGGATCCACTCCAGCTACAGGATCCTCATCTAACAAGAAAGATGAAACTAAGTATGATGAGTACAAAAAGGCTGGAAATGTAAAGGGCATGATTAGTGAAAAACTCAATGCCTACAGAAACAGAGATGAGGAGTAAGCCAGCTCCTCAAAACAAATAACTCAAACAGGAGGTAATAAGAAATGGCAGACATGATTAAAAGAAAAGATTTTCTTGAAAATGAGGTTGTAGACCTCACAGAGGAGATTAAGCAGACATCTCCTACAGATACTCCGCTTACTACTTTGCTTATGAGTAGAGGGCAGGTAGTACCAGCAAAGGATATTACAGTAACATGGAGAGAGAAAGAGCTTAATTCTGAGAGAGGTACTCTTAAATTAGAGGGCTCTGAGGCAGGGGAGGTTATCACTTCTAGCAGAAAAACACTCTCTAATGTGTGTCAGATTATCGAAAAGGTAACACAGGTATCTGGTACAGCTAGATCCCTCAATCCTATGGGTATCAACGATGTATTTAACGCTGAGGTACAGGATCGCTTAGTAGAAACTAAGAGAGATATGGAGTGGTACTTCCTTAACGGTACTAAGGCTCTGGAGAGCGGAGCTACTCCTAGACAGATGAACGGACTTGTAAATCTGGTAAATGCTAACAATGTTGTAGAAACAAAGGGAGCGCTTACGGAGGATCACTTCTTAGATGCACTCCAGAAGATGTGGGATCACGGAGCACAGGGAGAGTATTTCTCTTTTGTAAATGCAAATGTTAAGCGTATGATTAACAATCTTGCTAAGGCAGGTAACAATGTACGTTTCTTAGGCGATAACGGATCTATGCAGAATGTACTTGGTATCGGAGTACAGAAGATCGTAACAGACTTTGGAGAAATCTCTTTAGTACTGGATCGTTATGCTGATACTAAGACTATCCTCACAGTAGACTTAGGCGAGGTGCAGATCGCAGAGCTTAGAGGTACTTTCTATGAGGATCTTCCTAAGGCTGGAGATTATTACAAAGGTCATGTACTTAACGAGAGTACAATTAAGCTCCTTAACAGCTTTGCAGGATCTAAGATCTCTATCACAGAGGCAAGTCTTTAATTTTTGGTAAGGAGGTAAAAGGATATGCCTAGAAAAGCACAGAGTACTCCAGAGCAGGAGGAAAAGAAAGAGGCGGTAAATGCTCCAGCCGATGAAAAACAGGAGCAGGAAAAGGGTACAGAGGCTCCTACAGAGGGTGCTGTATCTCCAGAGGTAACTCCAGAGCAGGAGGAAAAGAAAGAGGATAAGCCTAAAAAGGTGTATCATTTTACCTCTGAAAATCCTTACTTAACTGTATCCGCTGTAGGCGTGTATTTCAGTGATGGTAAGGCTAGTACAGACAATTTAGCAGTAGCTAAGTATCTGGCTGGATTAGAGGGCGTAGAGCTGGTAGAGGAATAAGGAGGGATCTCCTATGGATAGCTTAGAGCGTTGTAGGATCCTCTGTGGAATATCGGAGGATAACGCAAAAAAGCTGGGGCTATTAACAGTGCTCTTAGAGAAAGCAAGAGAGGATATAGAGGCATTTTGTAGAGATACCTTTATAGAGCCTCTTACTAATAATGAGGGCATTATTACAGGATATACGGATGTATTCCCTAAACAGCTTAAGAATGTGCAGGAGGATTTAGCTATCCAGCGATTTAGAAAGCTGGGGGCTGAGGGAGAGAGCTCTTACACCTTAGCGGATGAGAGTGTAACCTTTGATGATCCATTACCTGTATCAGTAGAAAAAAAGCTGTACCCATACCGCCAGTTATTCCCTAGATCCTATACGCTGGATGATCCAGTAGGCGGATATAAGGAGGGCTAAGGTATGCAATTTCTCTATGATAAGCAAGTGGTAGTAAAAAGATACTCCTCAACTTTAGGAGAGTTTAATCGCCCTAATAAAACTCTTGTAGAGGTTGGTACTTATGAGTGCCATACCGCAGAGAGTAGTACTACCACAGCACAGCTCCAGCCACAGAAAAAGAATACCACAGATCTTACACTCTACACAGATCCAGAGGCTCTCATCAAAAGGGGAGATATTTTATATATCTATGAGCTGGATGAGTACGATAAGCCTATTATGAGTACGGAGTTTAAGGCTATTGCAGATAAGCCTTATAAAAAGCGTACTCAGCTCATTGTATCGCTCCTCAGTGAGGAGGAGGTATAGTGGAGGGCTTTACTATCGAGGGCTGGGATGATTTTGTAGAGAACTTTAGTAAGTTTGTGGATAAATGGGCGGATAAGAAAAAGATCCTCCTCCAGAGGATGGCTAATATCTATCATGGCGAGGTTATACCTCATGTGCCAGTAGATACCTCACGGTTAGTAGATAGTATTACCATTTTCGGAGAGGGGATACCTCACGATTTTGTAGAGGTTGGAACTAATGTAGATTATGCTCTGTATGTAAATGATGGTCATGTACAGCATAAGAGATTTTTACCAGCGGATAAGCTGAGTGTGGGCGGAAAAGCTAAATACCTTAAGAACAGGAACCAAAAAGGGATCATGTTAAAAGAGAGCTATGTAAATGGCTCTTTTTTTATGGAAAAAGGTATGCAGGATGCTAAGCCCAGACTTAACAGGCTGGTAGAGAGCTTTTTACAGCAAATAGGCAGAGAGATAGAGGGAGGTAGCTTATGAGATTGCTTAACAGCGTGTGTAGGGTTATTGCCTCCGCTTATTCTGGGGTACCAGTACATATAGAGGAGGTTCCTAATAACTTTGAGCGTAACAGCTTTTATGTAACGCTGGCTACAGGCAGTAGCGAGTTAAAAAATATCAATGTGTATGAGGATGATCCGATATTCCAGATCGTTTACTTTGCGAAAAGAAACGAGGCTAATCAAGTGGTAGCGGAAAAACTCTATGAGGTAAAGGAGGAGCTTAAAAGGCTTTTCCTCCTTAAGAGGGTTGTACCTGTGATCCCTTTAGCTGGAGTAAAGGAAAAGCCTAGATATGCAAAGATAGAAAACTACTCCGATGATGTGAGAGTTAGTGAGGGTGCTTTATATGTAAAGATCACTCTCAACTTTACAGAGGATGTACCTGTAGAGGATAACTATGAGCTTATTGGAGATGTGGATATTGAAACAAAGACAGTAACAAACGGATAGGAGGTTAAACAGAATGGGATTACCAGATATTATTATTGAGTTTTCCAAAAAGGCAGTAACAGCCATCCAGAACGGATCTACAGGCATTGTAGGTATTATGCTTAAGGATGCCAAAAACAAGGGGGCTATGGTGCTCCGTAGTGTGGATGAGATCCCTACTGGAGATAGTGCTTTTAGTGCAGAGAATACCGCTTATATTGAGAGAGCGTTTATCGGCTCTCCATCTAAGGTAATTATCTACACGATGGATACAACAGCAGAGAGTTACGATGAGGCTACAAAGTATTTTGCTACACAGAAAGTAAATTACATTGTAGGAGCTCCAGATCTTACCGCAGAGGAGGCTACTAAGCTGGCTACATGGGTTAAGGGTATCAGAAAGAACTCTGTACGCAGACCTGTAGCAGTACTCCCTAAGACCGCTGGAGATAGCAGGGGCGTTATTAACTTTGAGGTAGTAAACAGCTCCGCTACAAATAAGATCGAGGTAGGAGAAAAGCAGTATACAGAGGCGGAGTACTGTAGTAGAATTGCTGGCTTGTTAGCTGGCTTAGATCTCAGAGTATCCGCTACCTATAAGCCTCTTACTGAGGTAACAGCTATCCCTCTGGTAGATAGCGATGAGGAAGTAGATACCGCTATTGATGCTGGTAAGCTCACTCTCTATAACGATGGAGAGCGTGTTGTAATTGCAAGAGGTGTAAACTCCCTCACTACAGTTACAGAGGTAGAAACAGCGGATCTCCAGAAAATCAAAATCAACGCTATACAGGATCAGATTGAGGGAGATATTTACAGCACTATTAACAAGAGCTACATCGGTAACTACAGTAACTCTTATGATAATAAGTGCTTACTGATTACAGCTATCAAGGGCTACCTTAGAGGGCTGGAGGCTACAGAGGGCGGTAAGGGCTGGCTTAAGGCTGATAGCTCTACTATGGAGATCAATGTAGCTAAGCAGAAACAGTACTTAGAGAGTATCGGAGTAGATACCTCTGAGATGGATGAGCAGGCTATTAAGGAGGCTAATACAGGCTCTCATGTATTCCTTAAGGGTACTATCTCTATCTTAGATGCTATCGAGGATGTAGATATTTTCATCAATAAGGATTAAGGAGGTAATTACAGATGGCAGTAGAAACAAAGCGAATTTGTAACGGTACCTTTGGAGAGCTCTGGTTAGATGGAGACTATGTAGGAGAGTGCTATAAGGCACAGGCAAAGGTAGAGTTTACAAAAGAGGAGATTAAACAGTGCGGTACTTTCTTCACTGATAACAAGGTTGTCGGATGTAAGGGTACAGGATCTCTCACTATGCACAAGGTAAATTCCAGAATGGCTATTAAGGTAGCTAACATGGTTAGAAATAAGCAGGATGTACGCTTTACGCTTATCAGTAAGTTAGCGGATCCAGATGCTTACGGTGCAGAGCGTGTATCTATCACAGGAGTACAGATGGATGATCTTACTCTCTTTGATTGGGAGGCTCAGAAACCTCTTGAAACAGAGGCTCCGTTTACCTTTACAGGGTACGAGTACTTAGATCAGATTACTCCTCAGTAAGAGTTATAAGAGTGCAGTTTGGGGAGGGTAAAACCTCCCCTTATTTTTATTATATGAAAAATTAAGGAGGGCTATACAATGGCTACAAAGAATGTAAATGCAGAGGCAGTACAGGCAGAGGAAACAGAAAAGAAAGAGGCGGTTAATATCTTAGATCTCCTCTTAGGCTCCGATGTAGGAGAGATTAAGCTCCCTACTAAGGAGGTAGAGATTACCAGATTATCACAGGTATACGGTGCTCCGTTTATCCTCACAATTAAGGCGATTACTCCAGCTAAGTTTGAGGAGATACAGGATATGAGCATTGATGTAAAGGGCAAGGATGCAGATATTGATATTACCCAGCTCCAGCTCTTTACAGTAATCGAGGGTGTAGTAGATGCTACAGGTGCTCCGATGTTTAAAAATAAGGAGCTTATGAGTAAGTTTAAGGTATCTACTCCTAAGGATCTGGTAAGAGCGATCTTACTTTCTGGAGAGATCGCTAAGATTTACGGAGAGATCTCTGAGCTGGCAGGTTTCGGAGATAATGCGGTTAAAGAAGTAAAAAACTCATAAGTACAGATGGGCTTACCCAGATGATGTACTACTACTGGAAACACGGTAGAGTACTCCCATCTGTATTTTATAAATTGCCTAGAGGAGAGCTCTTAGTATTACAGGCTTTTTATGAGCAGGAGATAGATGATAATAACAAAGAGCTAGAGAGGGCAAATAAGAGTAATAGTGTTATGTACAATATCAATTTACTCACATAGAGGAGGTGGCATATATGGCGGTAGAGTTTGGTGCAAAACTTTATTTAAAAGATAATATGTATGCTACCCTTAAGAAAAATCTAGGTTTACAGCGTGAATTTTCGGAGCAGGTAGATAAAACTAATGCGAGTATGCAACAGATGGGGCGTACAAGGGTTAATGCTACTATCAATGCTACGGATAACGCCTCTGGAGTAGTAGAGAGCGTTAGACAAACTGTAAATAGTGTAGGCAATACAACAGTATCCCCAGAGGTATCCTTACAGGATAACGCCTCTGGGGTTATTGGTGCTATACAGGATACCTTAGATACCGTCAATACTACCACAGCTACTCCAGAGGTGGAGGTAGAGGATAATGCCTCTCCTACTATCAGCGAGGTAGAGAGTAGAGTGCATAGGCTGGGGAATGTGAGAGCATTAACCAGAGCAGAGGTAGACGATCAAGCTACAGAAAAGGTAGAGAGAATAACCCAGAGGATCAAGGATCTTACTAAAAAGGTATTCTCTCCAGTGATTAAGCTAAAGGATCTCACGGTTAGTACAGTAGGCAAGATTAAGCAGAGGCTTAAAGAGATAGCCACTACTTTTACTCCTATTGTAAAAATCAGAGATCTAGCCTCACAGGGCTTAGCTAAAATCAAAAATACCTTAGGTGGGCTACGAGATAAAGTTACCTCTGTAGCGGTAGGGATCCACGATAGAGCTACATCTGGACTAAATAAAATAAGGGTAGGTGTACGAACAGTAGGAAAGCTGGTGGCTAAGCCTTTTATTTCTGTTAGGGATAAAGCCACAAGTGGGATCACAAAGGTTAGAAACTCCCTAAAATCCGTAGGGAAAACAGTAGCTAAGCCTTTTGTTACTTTGAGGGATAAAGCAAGTGCTCCTCTGGGTAAGGTAGGCGGTGTACTGAAATCTGTAGGAAAGACGGTAGCAAAACCTTTTATAGCAGTAAAAGACGGTGCTAGTAAGATCCTCCACGGTATAGGCAGTAGCTTAAAATCCATCGGTAATATGTCTGTAAAGGCTATGGTAGCGGTAAAGGATGGAGCTAGTGCTGTACTGGGTAAGATCGGTAGTACACTTAAGAGCCTTGCAAAAGGCGTAACAATCGCTGTAGGAATTGCAGGAGCAGGAGCTACAGCTCTTATGGGTAAATCCTTAGGAGAGGGAGCTAAACTACAGCAAAGTATAGGCGGTGTGGAAACACTGTACACAAAGACTAATAGCGATGGTAGTACAGATACCTCAGCGGTAGATAAGATGTTACAGTATGCTAATCAAGCATATAAAACTACAGGCTTATCCGCTAATGAGTATATGGAAAATGTTACCTCATTTAGTGCCTCTCTTTTGAGTGCGTGTGCAGGAGATACAAATAAATCCGCTGAGATTGCTAACAAAGCTATGATAGATATGGCGGATAACGCTAACAAGATGGGTACTGATATGGGATCCATCCAGAACGCTTATCAAGGCTTTGCAAAGCAAAATTACACGATGCTGGATAACCTTAAGCTGGGTTATGGCGGTACTAAGGAGGAGATGGATAGGCTCCTTAAGGATGCACAGGCTATCACTGGTACTAAGTACGATATAAACAACTTAGCGGATGTATATACAGCTATCGGAGTAATACAGGATAAATTAAATATCACAGGAACCACAGCAAGAGAGGCAGAGCAGACCTTTAGCGGATCTTTTGCGATGATGAAAGCCTCAGTTACTAACCTCTTAGGTAATTTATCTATAGGGGATGGAGAGGCAGTAGCTAGAAGTATGGGAGAGCTGGTAGAGAGTACAAGTACCTTTTTCTTCGGTAACTTTATACCGATGCTCCAGACGATTTTTAGCAACTTGCCTACAGCAATAGGAACAGCGGTAGAAAAGGTAGCTCCTCAGATTAAGGAAAATGTATTACCACTCCTTACATCTATCAAGGATGCAATCTTTACAGGGCTGGGTAATATCGGTATTGATACTGGAGCATTACAAGCTATTTTCGATCAGCTTTTTAATGTAAAGGTAGACGGTGGCGGTATTGCTAGTATGTTCTCTGGTCTTAAGGATGGAATAGTACAGGCGATCAATACGATCTTACCTATCATCCCTCCGATTATCTCAGCGGTACAACAGATAGCTCCTGTAGTAGGGCAGGTAATTAGTACGATTATGAGTGGTGTATCTCAGATCATCCCTTATATTGTGCCAGTGATCCAGACTATTACTAATATCATCGTAACAGCTATGCCAGTGATCCAACAGATCATTACAGTAGTGGTAAATGCGATTGTAGCTATTATGCCTACATTGAGCTCTATCTTTACTTTTGTGGGAAATGTGATCCAGCAAGTACTTACCATGATCGGTAATCACATGGGATTATTCCAAACTATTGTATCTGTAGTAGTAACAGTAGTATCTACTGTATGGCAGACCTTAGCCCCTATAATCAGTGCGGTAGTAGATGTGATCCTTACGGTGGTAGATGGACTACTTACAGGAATTGAAACAGTATTCAATTTCTTAGCTCCATACATCTCTCAGATCTGGGGTAGTATCTGTGGATTTTTCGACAGTGCAAGCTCTACGATTACCACTATCGTAGAAACCATTAAGAGTGTATTTCAAGGCTTATTTGATGCGGTATCCACTATCTTCGGTGGTATCTCCAGTGCTGTATCTACAGCGATAGGAACCGTAACAAGTGTAATAAGCGGAGCGATAGATGCTATTAGCGGTTTTGTAGATAAAATTGGTGGTGCAATCTCAAAGGCTAAGGACTTTGTAGGAGGTATCGGAGGTAAGGTTAAGAGTGCTTTAGGTTTTGCTTATGGTAAAGACAGAGTACCATACGATAATTACCCAGCTATCCTCCATCAAGGAGAGAAAGTCTTAACCAGAAATCAAGCAGATCAATATGAGAGGCGGATGAGTACCAGAGGTGTACAGCTTAAGGATGTTACACCTATAGACAGGGATCCAGACGATCCACAGGATAATAACGGAGGTACAGGAGGTACAGGAAATCCACAGGATGGAGATACGCCTAAGAGCGGTGGTATCGGATCCGTAACGATTGAAAAATTGGCGGATACGGTAATCATTGAGAAAGAGGCAGATACAGATAAGGTTGTTTCTGATATGGTGGCAAAATTCAAAAAGTTGTTACCTAATATGACTTAACAGGGAGGAGGATACTTAATGGAATTTTGGTTACAACAGAATAGCGATAAGTTTCAACTCCCAGTTAAGCCCTCTGATTACACGGTGTCCGTAGCTCATAAAAATACGGTTGTCAATGTAATACAGGTGGGAGATGTAAACCTTATCGGAAATACAGGATTAAGAGAAATCTCTCTTAAGTCTTTTTTTCCAGCAAAAGATTATAACTTTAGCAATAATGCAGGGCGTAGACAGCCTCTAACTTATGTAGAGAAGATCGAGAGCTGGAGAAAGTCTGATACTCCTATTAGGGTTATCATTACAGGCACTCTTAACATGGAGGCTACAGTAGAGAGCTTTGTGTGGGGAGAGCAGGATGCTACAGGAGATATTTATTATACCTGTAATCTAAAGGAGTACAAAAAGATAAAAACAAAGAGAGCTACCGTTACTATAGCTACTGTAAAGCCTACAGTAAGGGCTACAAAGCCACAGGCTACTAATACAGCCAGAACCTACACGGTAAAGCGTGGAGATTGCCTCTGGAAAATAGCTAAACAGTTTTACGGTAGTGGAGCTCAGTACACTAAGATCTACAATGCTAACAGGGATAAGATAAAAAATCCTAATCTTATCTATCCTAATCAAGTATTAACGATCCCTTAGGAGGTGGTAAAGAGTGATAGTAGTGCATAAGAATACAGACATAACAGAGTATGTATCCTCTATGAGCTGGGGCGGTAGCAGAACAGAGGTAGCCAGAAAGTTAGAGCTACACATTGTAAACGCTCCCTTAGATAAAAATATTACTCCTCTTACCATCAACTTAGCGGATCCTGTTTATCTATTTGAGGATGATGGAAAAACAGAGCTTTTTAGAGGCTATGTAGTAGAGAGGGAGGCAAGCAGTACTACAGGTACAGTTACTTATACCTGTTATGATCTTCTTTTCTATACCATCAAGAGTAACGCCACTTACAATTTTAGCTCTAAAACAGCGGAGGCGATAACTCAGATGGTATGTGATGATATGGAGATCCCTGTAGGCTCCTTAGCTCAGACAGGGCTAACACAGAAACTCATAGTACAGAATGTATCTATCTATGAGATTATTATGAGAGCCTATACACAGGCATATCAACAGAACGGAGTAAGCTACAGGGTGGTAGCTAAAAAAGGCTACCTCAATGTAGAGGAAATGGGTAAGGTGGTATGCAGTATTGAGATCACAGAGGATAGCAATATTACCAGCTCCAACTATAAAGAGAGCATTACTAACATGGTTAATAAGGTTCGTATTTATGACGGAGAGGGTAAACCACAGGGAGTAGTACAAAATGATGCAGATGTGAAAAAGTACGGTATATTCCAGCAGACTTACACTAAAGAGGAGGGCAAGGATGCTACTACCACAGCTAAGAGTATGTTTAAGACGGTTGAGAAAACCTTTACTCTGGAGTGTGTAAACCTCAATGAGGCAGTAACAGGGGCAGGGGCGGTAGTGAGAGATAGCTCTACAGGGCTCAGCGGTGTAGTGTGGATAGATGCAGATACTCACACATGGCAAAATGGAGTAGCTACCATGAGCTTAACAGTAACTCTAAAACAAATGATGGATACTAAGGAGGGATAGCATGGCTGGTACTGGGGATAACATGAAAAACGATCATCAATATGCAGAAGTGCTAGAGATGATGCGATCACAGGGAGCTAAAGATAATCCTACCTTAGCCCAGATAGGAGTAATGCAAAGCTCTAACAGCGTAAAGATAGATGATCTGGTACTCAATGCTGAGGATCTGTATATAGCAGATTATTTAGTAGCAGGGTATACCAGACAGATAAAAGTACCTTATGTATCTGGAGTATCTGTGGATACTACACAGAGTAACGGTTTTGCTAGTAAGGATAACCCAGATCCAGATACTAGGGCATGGAAACAAAGCCAGATAACCTATACAGATGGGCTTAAGGCTGGGGATATGGTGCTGGTACAGAAACTTAATGATAATAACAAGTATGTAATCATAGCAAGGGTGGTGGAGGCGTAAATGAGTTTATTTCCTTTTGCAACAACAGAGGATCTTACTCTAGCGGATCAAGAGGTAACAGCCTCCTCTATCCGTGAGTATGAGATCGACTTTGAAAAAGGCACACTCACAGGGAGGATTGTAACTGGTGTAGATGCTCTTTGTGTGTGGGCTTACTTAGCTCTTAAGGCTAAGAGATACCGCTGGATTATATATAGCTGGGGTTATGGGGATGAGGTTTATGATCTCATCGGATATAGCTACAGTGAGGAGTACCTTAACAGTGAGGTAAGGCGGTATATGGAGGAGTGCTTATTTGAGAATGAGCACATAACAGGAGTACAAGATCTGGAGGTATCCCAGATTAAAGATGTACTCCACATAAAATTTACTCTGGTAACAGATGTAGGCAGTAAGGAGGTGGAAATGGATGTATGAGGATCAGACATACGAAAATATATTAGATAGATCCCTAGCAAGGGTGGCAAGTGATGTAGATAAGCGTGAGGGCTCCGTTATTATGAACGCTATAGCCCCTGTATCCGCAGAGCACGCAGATGTATATATCCAGCTAGGTAATATCGTAAATAATGGGTATGCAGATACCGCAGTAAGAGAGTTTCTAATCCTCCGATGTAAGGAAAGAGGTATTATCCCTTATGAGGCTACTAAGGCTACTCTAAAGGGTAAATTTAATATGGAGATCCCTATAGGATCCAGATTTAATCTGAATGAGCTTAACTATGTAGCCACAGCATTTATAGAGAGTGCTGATGGCTATTTTTATTACCAGATGGAATGTGAAACAGAGGGTACTAATGGTAATAAGTTTTTTGGAGAGCTTAGCTCCATTGAGTACATTGATAAGGATCTTACTGGAGAGCTTACAGAGCTCCTTATCCCAGCGGAGGATGAGGAGGATACAGAGGCTCTAAGGACACGATACCTTAACTCCTTTGATAGTAACCCTTTTGGCGGTAATAAGCAGGATTATGTAGAGAAAACCGATGCTCTGGATGGTGTAGGTGGTACAGTGGTTATCCCTGTGTGGAATGGGGGAGGCACTGTTAAGTTAATCATTATCAATAGTGATTTTGGAGTAGCATCTAGCACACTGGTAAAAGCGGTGCAGGAGGCTATAGATCCAGATCCACAGGGTACAGGTAGTGGCATAGCTCCTATAGGGCATACCGTAACAGTAGTATCCGCTGTGGGTAAGACAGTAAGCATAAAATCCAGAATAACTCTAAATGATGGCTACCAGTGGTCACAGGTAAAACCTAAGGCAGAGGAAACTCTGGAGGCGTATTTTTTGGAAATGCGTAAGAACTGGGAGAAAGGTAACTTAGTAGTGCGTATCTCCCAGATAGAAAACAGGCTCCTTAATCTGGATGGGATCTTAGATGTGGCGGATACACAGCTAAACGATGTAGCCAGTAACTTAGCCTTAGCACAGGAGGAGATACCTCTGTTAGGAGGTGTTTATATTGGCTAGAGAGATTGATCTATTAGGCTATTGGATGCCTGTACTCCGACAGCTTAAAGAGTTTAAGGAGATAGCAAAGGCGGAAACACCAGAGCTTAAGTACATCCTAGAACAGATTGAGCGTACTCTTAACAATATGTTTATTGAAACAGCGGATGAGTACGGTATTAAGCGTTTTGAGGATATGATGGGTATTTACCCAGAGGCAGGAGCCAGCCTAGAAACAAGGCGTTTTAATGTGCTGGTTAAGTGGAATGATAAAGTACCTTATACGGAGAAAGAGCTTTATAACAGGCTTATTAGTATCTGTGGAGATGATAACTTTAGCGTTAATCCAGATTATAAAAATTATTTTTTAGAGATTATAACTCATTTAGGGATAGAGGGGGCGTTTGATACGATCTCCTCTATTTTGCAGGATATGATCCCCTGTAATCTGGTGCTGGATCTTAAAAACACTCTGGAGGAGGGAAATACAACTCCTTTTAGTGTGGCGGTAGTATCCTGTGTGGCTATGAGGTATCAGATCACGAACGATATTAACCCTAAGGTAGCTACAGAGAGCCCTATGTACTACGGTGTAGGCTTAGGTAGAGCTGGTACTCACATTATCACTCACGATATAAAGAGTACTGTAAATAAGAGCTCAGATCTCAATATAGCACAGGCATTATCTACAGGAGGCTCCTCTGGAGCTATCACAATGGATATAGCTGTAAAGGATGAGGTAGAAAGCCCTCATTATGAGGGAGTAGGCGTTGGAATGGCGTTTACAAAAATCATTACCCACGATATTAACAGCAAAGCAACTAACAGCGGTAATACTACTGTAGCAAGCCCTGTAAACACAGCTACAGTTATTACAATAAATTAAAGAAAAGGAGTGTGATAAAATGGGTGCTTTTAAGAGTGCAGTAATCACAAAAAAAGGACAGGAACTCTTAGCAAAAGTGGTAGCAGGTACTACTAAGCTGGAGTTTACTAAGATCAAGGTATCCGATACTAAGTTATCTGGGGATCTGGCAAGTATGACAGGTATCGGTACTATCAAACAGGAGGAAAAGGTAGCCTCTGTAGTGAGAAAGAATGGATCTAATGTTACAGTATCCGCTAGTTTCTCTAATCAGACCTTAGGGCAGGGTTATTATGTAAGAAACTTAGGACTTTATGCAAACGATCCACAGGCTGGAGAGATCCTCTACAGTATCTCAGTGGCAGATGAGAGTACCGCTACAGCGGATTATATGCCTCCATTTAATGGTATCGGTGTAAGCTCCCTTATGGTGGATCTTGTAACAGCGGTATCTAATGCCTCTAGCGTAAAGGTAAACGTAGATCCTACCGCTGGAGCCACAGTAGCCCAGATCGTTAATTTACAGGAGCAGATTGACGATGTTAAGAGCTTTGTAGGCTATGAGAGCTCCGATGTATACGGAGTAGAGGTAGATTTTGTAAATAAGAAATTTACAAGATTAGCAGGAGCAGAAAATCTTACCTCTGGTGCAGATTTTGATAAGCTCTCTCCGTGGGGTGGTAGAAAGAGATGTAACCTTACTAATGAGGGCGTTATGGTAGCCTACAGAGGGGAAACAGGTTACTCAGAGGCAGGAGCTACCTCAGCTACCATTACAAAGGGTACTACAGAATATCCTAGCGGTACTAAGGTACAGACTATGGTAGAACAGCCTTTATTTTATACTAAAGTTGTGCCTGTAAAATCCAGCGTTTCCTCCTCTGGTAGAGGTAAGAAATATGATAAGGCTAGATTTTATATCAGCCCTACACCTAAGGCAGGATTTAAGCCTGTGGATGGTTTCTTAGATGATAACGGTATCTTACAGGATAAGATTTACCTCTCAGCTTTTGAGGGATCTATCTTTGATACCTCCGCTGGAGCCTACCTTAAGGCGGATGAGCAGGTAGCGGATTTTGCTACAGATATGCTCTCATCTATCGCAGGTGCTAAGCCAGCCAGTGGACTTACACAGAACCTCACTAGAGCAAACGTAAGAAAGCTCTGTACTAACAGAGGTAAGGGCTGGAAATCTCATAACATTTTCGCTCTTACAGCTACTCAGTGGCTTATCTTAGTAGAGTATGCCTCTATGAACGCTCAAAGCGTTATCGGACAGGGTGTAAGTACTTTTGCAGACGATGGATCTACTAACATGGCTGTAGTAACAGGTGCTACCTCTGGTTTAGGTAATGGATCTGGTATTGATCCTAACGCTGGAGTAGATGGTAAGTGCTCAGTATCTTACAGAGGAGAGGAAAACCTCTGGGGTAATATCTGGACTTGGCTGGATGCTATCAATATTTATAACGATAAGGCAAGCGGAGTATACAATGCTTTTGTTAAGCCTTATGGAGAGTGTAAGGATGATACTACAGCCGATGGATACAAAGCCTTAGATTTTAATATTGCCACAGGAGAGGGCTATATTAGTGGCTTTGGATACGATGAGGATCATCCAGATCTTTTCCTTTGTGCGGAGCATAACGGTGCATCTAACCTCCCAGTAGGAGATTATTATTGGAATAACAATGATGGTTTTCGTGTTACTATATTGGGTGGTGGATGGTATAATGGTGCTGGATGTGGTGCGTGGTATCTTGATCTGGGTGATGCCTCCTCTGATCGCTATCGGAGTGTCGGCGGTCGCTTGCTGTATGTGCCTCAGACAAAGATTAGTGCATAACAATAGCATCATAAACTCAACAAAATAAAGAAATCAAAGAGGGTAATAGAGAGGGCTGTAGGGCTCTTTTTTATTGCCCTTTTTGTCGGTAGCTAAAAGGCGTTTCGTGTTACTAAATTAGGTGGTAAATGGAATAATGGTACTAAATGTGGTGCATGGTATCTTAATCTGAATAATACCTCCTCTAATCGCAATCGGAATATCAGCAGTCACTTACTATATGTGCATATAAAAAGAAAAATAGTAAAAGTGTGTTACACCATGACACTTATTTATATAAGTGAGATTTAGCTACCGTGGCTCTTGCCAAAACATAAAACTCCTCTATGAGGAGCGGTAAAAAATAGCTAAGAGGGTGCTTATGTGCGGAGAGATCCGTAAACCATGTTAGCCTAGCAAGCTAAGAACTGATTGTTATGTGAACGATAGCACAGGGGTACTACAACAGGTAGTTAGCTCCCTCTTATGCACATACAAAATTATGATAAGGTGGGTGCCAAAACACATGAAAGATACTGGAGATTTATTTTCTAAGATTTGTGATATGGATAATCTTAGAAAAGCCCACAAGAACGCAAAGAGAGGTAAAGGGTGGTATGCAGAGGTAAAGTGTATAGAGAAAGATCTGGATCATTACCTAAAGAGGCTACAGGAAAATCTAATAGAACACAGGTATCATACCTCAGAATATGAAATCTTTACAAAGAAAGAGAGTAATAAGGAGAGGGAGATTTATAAATTACCATTTTACCCAGATCGTATATGTCAATGGGCTATTTTACAGGTTATAGAGCCCTACTTACTTAATTCCATGACAAAGGATACCTATAGTGCAATCCCTAACAGAGGGATCCAGCCTATTATCAATCAGTTACGAGGGTATAAGAAAAAGATTAAGAAAGATGGAAAAGTAGTAGCGGAGAAGTGGATACCCAGTATTTTAGTATCAGATCCAGAGGCTACAAAGTATTGCTTAAAGCTGGATGTAAGAAAGTATTATCCCAGTATTGTACACGATGTACTAAAGGCTAAGTATAGAGAGCTCTTTAAGGATGAGGAGCTTATCTGGTTAATGGATGAGATCATAGATAGTATTAGTACTTGTCCAGCCACAGAGGAAAATATAGAGATCCTCCAGAGGCTAGGTGTGGCGGTAAATATTATCATAGACGATAACGGTAGAGAGTTTGTGGATGGCGTAGGTATTCCCATTGGAAACTATGTTAGCCAGTATGACGGTAATTTTAATCTATCTATAGTAGATCACTGGCTCAAAGAGGTTAAGGGCGTTAAGTACTACTTTAGATACATGGATGATATGGTTATTTTCGGTAGCAGTAAAGAGGAATTACACAAACTCAAAAGAGAGTTAGATGAGTTTATGGCGGTAAATCTTAAGCAAGTGCTTAAGCATAACTGGCAGGTATTTCCTACTAAGGTAAGAGGTGTAGATTTTGTAGGCTATAGATTTTTCGGAGAGTATACCTTACTCAGAAAATCGACTTGCAAAACATTTAAGCGTAGGATGCTTAGCATCTCCAGTAAAAGAGAAAACAATGTGAGCCCTACTTATAGTGAGTGGTGCTCATTTAATAGCTATGTGGGCTGGCTACAGCATTGTGATAGCTTTAGGCTATACCAGAAATATGTAGAGCCTAATGTAGAATATATGCACAATTATTACTTAAAGGAGGTAAAAGGTAATGCAGAAATTTGTAAACGTAAGAACTACAGCGGAGAGCGTAAAGCCTCTTGAGATTGATGATTACCATGTATATGAAAATACAGGTATCAAAGAGATCCATGAGGAGGCTAAGGAGGGAGATCTTAGCTCTGGGTTTGATGGGTTTGAAATTGAAACACAGGAGATCTATGAGAAAGATGAGTACATCCAGCTCATAGCAGAGAAAAACAGCTCCTTAGAGGAGCAGGCTACAGATTTACAGTTAGCCTTAGCAGATGTGTATGAGCAGATGTTAGGGTTATCAGCTAAATAAGAGGGAGGAGAAAGATTATGGCACAGGTTTACGCTACTTTGATCCGCAAAGGGTTAAGGACTATTGATAATATACCAAAGGATCTCAGAAAAGCCGTACAAAAAATCTTAGACGGAGATAATGAGTAGTATGTTACTCAATATTATCTTAAAAACAATACTCAGAAAGGAGGTAAAGGCTATGGCAGTAATTTACGCTACCCTTATTGTAAAGGGCAAAAAGACGATCAATGATGTACCGCCAGTAATCAGAGAGCAGGTTAAGCAGATCCTCATTGATCTTGATTTACCAGAGCTTGCAGAGTAAGCCACAGGGGGAGAGCTAAATGCTCTCCCTTTTATTATGGCGGAAAGGAGGATCTTATGGATATGGCTACAGATGCAGATATTAACATCGAGCATAGACTTACTGAGATAGAACAGCGAGCAAAGAGTAACACTAATCGACTTAATGAGCATGATGAGATACTCAAAAGCAATAGTGAGATGATTGGAGCTATAAAAGAGCTGGCTACTGAGGTTAAGTATATGCGTGGGGATCTGAATGAAACCGTTGAGAGGCTTAACAAGCTGGAGGGTAAGGATGGGGATAAGTGGGATAAATTCAAGTGGCTTATTGTAACAGGGCTTGTAACACTTATCTTAGGATACTTAGCGGTTTCTGTAGGATTAAAGTAAGGAGGGGATCCAATTTATCTCTTTACCTCATTTTGAGGTATCGTAGCAACTATTAACAAACTCACAAGGAGGTACAGTATGAATTTAAAAGTTAGAGTAAAAAATCCTGTATTCTGGGTACAGATTGTACTTAGTATTTTAACTCCTGTGCTTGCGTATGCAGGACTTACAGCACAGGATCTTACCACATGGAGTAAGGTAGGGGAGCTCATTGTAGGAGCTATCTCTAATCCTTATGTACTCTCTTTAGTGGTGGTATCGGTTTGGAACACTCTGAACGATCCGACTACAAAGGGATTAGGCGATAGTGCCAGAGCAAAGAGCTATACAGCTCCACAGTAAATATATTTATCAGACAGACAGGGAGAGCCTTTACAGGGCTCTCCTTTTTAAGTGTTTATATCGGAGGTATTATTATGACAGAGAAAGAAATTAGATCAAAGGTTGTTGAGATCGCTAAGGGTTGGTTAGGCTGTAAAGAGAGTGACGGATCCCATAAAAAGATTATTGATACTTATAACGCTTGTAAGCCACTCCCTAGAA